AGTGGTCGAAGCGCTCGGCTGCGACGTCCCAGCGGAAGTTCTCCCGCACGTGCTTCAACCCGGCTTCGCCGAGTGACCTTCTGGCCCCTGCGCTCTCATAGAGATACTCGAGCGCCTCAGTGAAAGCCTCGACGTCAGAGAGCCAGACATCCTCACCTGATGGGACGGTGATGAGACGTTGTGGTTCGATGAGCTTGCCGCCGGGCCCGACGACCTCGGTGATGGCGCTGACATCCTGTGCGATGACCGGCACTCCGACCGCGAGACTCTCTGCCAACGTCAATCCGAAACCCTCGCCTCGACTGGTCGAGATGAATAGGTCGGCTGCGTTGTACAAGCAGTTCAAATCCTCTTGCGCCCAACCCTCCCAGGAGTTGCTTAGCCCTGGCAAGAAGAACCGCTTGTGGTCGATATCCGGCACCTTGCGGATGAGTTTCTCGATGGGTACGCCGCTGGTCTGCTGCTTGCTTTGTGTATGGAAGTGGACCTGTACGTTCGAGTGCCGACGCATGAACGGAATCAGCGCCTGGAACGTCGCTCCGAAATCCTTCCGTCCGCTGTTCTTGTCGACCCGCAGGACAAGGAAGCCCTTGCGGTCGAACCCGAACATCTCCTTGCAGTCCTTCTTCGTCTTGCAGGTGATGCCCGTCGACGTCGTGATGGGCTTCTCGCTGACCGGCCAGAACTGGTCGGTGTCGACCCCGTGATAGACCATCTTCGAGCCCGGATACTGCGACTGTCCGAACTTGCTCATGGTCACGACGTTGGTGACCGTCAGGAGCCTCTGCCACTCGGCCGGCAGGTTGTAGCCATCACACGGCAGATACGTGAGGATGGGTCGGAGTTGGAGCAACATGCGCGCCCGGTCGTACTGATTCTCATAGAGCATGTCGAGGAGGGTGTCGGGGTCATGGAACTCGACCACCACCTCAGGCGCCACTCGTCCGAGCATCTCGACGACCCTCGAATAGCCGAACGTGTCGTGCCCCAGGAAGCGGGTCGGTCGATAGAGCTTGAGAGGCGTCGCTTGTGATGGATCAAGGAGCGATGGCCAATAGTCACCTTCATGGTTGACGGCAAGTACGGTGATGTCATGCCCATAGTCGCGCACGAGGCGCTCAGCGAGAGAGTGGGTGACACGCCCGAAGCCCGTGTGGCAGCCAGCATCACCATGCCAGAGGATCTTGGCCATGAGCCCTCCCGAAAGGATGAGGCGTGATGTCGACTACTGACGGTCGACGACGATGTCCTTCGCAGCGGTGGTGACGACCCTGCCGCCCGGATAGGTGACTTCCCAGCGACCCTTGTAGGAGCCCTTCAGGTTGAGATCGTTCACTGACCACTGGTAGCGCACGGTCCCGGATGTCGCGTTGATGATGGTGGCGGATCCGTTGACTCGATACGACTTGTCGTTGTCCTTGCGCATCTGGAAGCGGACCGTCGCCCCAGTCAACGTTTCAACGTCGGTGGCATCACCGAGAGCATGGATGGTGCCTGTGAGGTCCGGGCCGGTGTCACCCGTGATGAACGAGCCCATGTAACCGCTCCTTGTCCAGTCTAGGAACCGCGTCGAGTCGGCCCAGTCTAGGAACCGCGTCGTATCCGCCCAATCGAGATACCGGGTCGTGTCTATCCAATCGAGATGGTCCGGCAGGAGCGGTGAGATCGAGGCATCGATCGAGAACGACCCGGTCTCTTGGGTCGCCAAGATGGCGTCTGCACTGAACCCGACCGTTCGGGTTGCACCGATCACCGCATCTACGGCGAAGGCTGCGACACCTGTCTTCGCGATGAACGCGTCCACTGTGAACGCATCGCCAGCGGTCGCTTCGATGACCGCGTTGAGCGTTACGGTAGCAGAACTCGTGCTGAGAAGTACAGCATCTGTGCTGAACGAGTCAACGATCGTGCGGACGATGTAGGCATCGACCGCGAACGAGGCGGTCTGTTGCCCTGCCATGACAGCGTCGGCTGAGAGTGATGCATCTCTCGTCGTGAGCAAGATAGCATCGACCGATAGCGCACCGAACACGACAGCACGGATGATCGCGTCCGTCGTGAACGAGCCAGCACGCGGGACACTCGCGAGAGCATCGATCGTGAAGGAACCCGTCCTGCCGGCCGCGATGACCGCATCGATAGTGAACGCCCCGACACCTGCTCCTTCGATCCAAGCGTTGACACTGAACGACGCGGACGACGACCGTCTGACGATCGCGTCGATGACGAAGGAGTCGGTGATGGTCGGCAGAAGAAGCCATGCATCGATCGTGAACGAAGCCGTGTTCGTCTCGAAGAGGACGGCGTCTGCGGTGAACGAAGCCGTCGCGCTCTTGGCGATGACAGCGTCGATGGTGATGACGCTGACCGCTGTCCGCTCGACGATGGCATCTACATCGAAGGTATCGGCCTGCCCCTTCGATATGATCGCATCGACCAGGAACCCATCTGGGGTCGTCTTCGATATGACGGCATCGATGGAGAACGCCCCGACACCCTCTCCCTCGATGAAGGCATCGACCGTGAACGCCCCGACCTGCGTCTTGCGAACGATGGCATCAGTCGTGAACGAAGCCGTCCGGGTCGCAAGAAGGTAGGCATCGACGCTGAACGACGCTGCTTGAACTGCATGCAGGTCCGCGTCGATGAGGAAGGACCCGGTTTGGGTCCTCGCGAGGATGGCGTCCGTGCCGAACGACGCCGTGGTCGTCGCAGAGATGACCGCATCGATGGAGAACGACCCGCTGCGCGTGGCCAGCAGGATCGCATCGATGGTCGCCGAGTCAGTCCCCGCAGCACGGATGACCGCATCGATGGAGAGGCTGGCTGAAGATGTGCGCTGCAGCCACGCATCGACCGTGAGAGTCGCAAGGGCCGTCCTCGTGACGATCGCATCGATGCTGGCTGATGCCGCCCTGGTCGCGGCGATGATCGCGTCGATCGTGAAGGCCGCGATCCCGGTCCCCTCGACCCAAGCATCGATACTGAACGAGCCTGCCTGTGCCCTCAGGACGATGGCATCGGCGGCGAACGAGTCTGTGCGCGTCGCAAGGATGTAGGCATCGATGGAGAAAGACCCAGCCTGTGTCCTGCGCACGACTGCATCGACCGTCGCAGAGCCTGTCCTAGCCGCCAGGATGGTCGCGTCGACGCTGAACGCGGCGACGTTCACTCCCTCGATGAAAGCGTCGACCGTGAACGCACCACCGATAGTGGCTCGGGCGATCGCATCGACCGTCAGCGATCCTTGCCGAACAGCCAGGAGATAGGCGTCGACGGTGAGCGACCCTGCTCGCGAAGCCATGGCTACCGCGTCGATCAAGAAGGACGCTGACTGGACCTTCTTGACGATCGCATCTAGCGTGAAGCTCGATGTGACCGTCCGCTTCAGGCATGCATCAGCCGTGAACGCCCCGACTTGTGTCTTGCGCAAGACAGCATCGACGACCGTCGAGTCAGACCTCGTCGTCAGGATGATGGCGTCGACAGCGAAGCCCTCGACGTTGATGCCCGCGACCCAGGCATCGATCGTGAACGAACCAGCGATGGTTCTTCGGATGACCGCATCTGCAGTGAGAGAGCCAGGGATCGTCGCGATGATCACGGCATCGACCGTGAACCCGGCGGCCTCCACCACGACATCCCCAAGAGTCGTGTCGCCGAGCGTGATCTCACCCAACGCTGAGGTACGCGCTTGCACATCGCTAAAGACCCAGGTCCTCTTGCAGATGGCGTCGACAGAGAAGGACCCGACACTTGTCTTCTGCAGCGAAGCATCGACAGTGAGGGAACCAGACCGCGTCAGCGACAACCAGGCATCGATGGTGAGTGAGGCTGCCTGGGTCTTGCGAGCGACAGCATCGACCAGCAGTGACGCGATGGCGGTCTTTTCGATGACCGCGTCCGCGCTGAACGAGGCGATCCTCAGCGCACTTATGAACGCATCGACAGTGAAGGACGCAGTCTGTGTCTTCCTGAAGACGGCATCGCCAGAGAGGGACCCAGTCTGAGTCCCCTTGATGATGGCGTCGGTGCCAAGCGATACCGACTGCGTCCTCTTGGTGATGGCATCGATCAAGAACGAGGTAGAGCTAGTCTTCTTGATGATCGCGTCGACCGTGAACGAACTCGCCTGGGTCTTTTTCAGGACCGCAGCCGACGTGAACGATGTCGGTGCCGCTCTCTTGATGACAGCATCCGAGAGGAACGACCCAGACCGCGCTCGCTTAATCGCAGCGTCCGCCGTGAGGGTCTTGGTGCCGCTACCAGCCTTGAGTACAGCGTTGACTGTGAACGACAAAGACCTGGTCTTCTTGATGACGGCGTTCGCAGTGAGAGAACCGGGGACGGTGGTGCCGCCCGCCGTCGTGCCGATGAGCGCGAAGCCCACGACGCCCCAGGCATCGGAGTCGGTGATCGAGCCCGTACCGCCGTCGATGGTGCCCGCAGCCGAGGCGCTCCCCACGGCGACCAGCATCGGATTGGTGGTCCCGATGGCGGACCAACTGCCGCTGGTATAGACATAGGGTCCCGCCTCGGCCCCGATGGCGCCCCGCGAACAGCGGAAGTAGTTCGACGCGTCCAGCGAACCCGTCCGCCGCAGGACGACCCAATAGGGGGTGCCGCCGGTCAGCGATGCCGAGAGAGCGACGCTGAACAGGGTGATGCTGGTCGATATGGAGGCGTTGGGGATCGTGGCCGAGCCAAGGACGGTCCCCGAGGGCACGCCGCTGCTATCGGACTGGATCTCGACCACCACGTCATCAGCAGGAGAGCCGAACTTCTGTAGATAGACGAAGCCCCTAGCGACGGTCACGGCCCCGGACGGCGTGAAGGGCTGGGCCAGGCGCTCCGATGCCGTGGTCCCGAAGAGCTCCTCATCCTGTGACAGCCCTAGGAGCTCGAAGGCGTCACATAGATAGGACGCCTGCAGGTAGATAGCACCATCAGTGCCGGAACTCTCGGCATAGCCACCGAGCTGGTGCCACCATCGCCCGCCGGACTGACCCGTGAAGCGGGCCGCTGCGTTATCGTCGTTGATGGCCAAGAAATTGAGGACGAGCCGATCCGCCCCAAGTGTCTGGACGCTGGCATCGGCGGCCGTAGCACTCGTGCCCTTGCTGTTGACCGTGGCGCCCGCCGTGGCGTTCTCGATGACGGTCTCGATCGTCGTGCCGGTCGAGACATCGGTGAACTCGTAGAAGCGCCAATACAGGTCTTCCGAGGTGCTGTTGCCGCCCGTGAACGTCGGGGCGCTGGTGGAGAGCGAGCGGCCGATCCAAAGATGCTGGATGGCCTCGTTGCTGTCACCCACATCGAAGGCGCCGATGTAGGTCCAGGCGTTATCCGTGCCAGCGAGGTTCTCGATGTTGGTGGCGCTGGTGAAGGTGACCGCGCCATCCGTCGTGCCATCCTGGAGGACTTGCAGGATGACGATGCGGCCCGCCGCACCGGGGGCGTGACAGGTAGCGGTCCACGCACCACCGGCATCAGTGGCGCCACTACTTCTGTCTAGGTAGACCGGCGCAGCCATCAGCCGTAGTCGATGTCAGAGTCCCAGACGAGATCGCCCGAGCTGATGGTCTCGTTGCTGGACGTGTAGACGCGGATATGCTGGCCGGCATCCCATGTAGCCCGCGCCTCGGCGTAGGCCTCGGCGCGCTCGACCTGCGAATCGGTCAGGCTGGCGATGGGGATGTCACGGATGCGCCGCTCCGTCCCGTTGGAGCGGACCTGCACGATACGGACGAACTCGGCCATCAGTCAGCCATGTGCCAGTCGTGGTGCGTTGGACACATGAAGACCCGGAGGGCCGCTTCATGGGCGACTCTCCGGGTCTTCCGTCCAAAAGGTGTCTTCTTCACGGGGTGGGATCCCCTATGATCTACCCCGTGGGATCGGGGCTTCAGGGCGCTTAGAGCTGACCCTTCACCATATCGCTGCCTAGCTGGTAGACGTCTTCTCCGCCACAGGTCATACCGTTGGGCATGACCCAGAGCCGCTGCACCTGTCCACCAGGTAGCTTCTTGCCGATACCATAGCAGACCACTTCCTGGCTCTCCTCGTCGCTGAACGACATGACGCCCACATGCTTGGCCACGTAGTACGGCTGGTCACCATCATCGACGGTCTGGATGAGTACCGGAACCAGGACGCCCTCTGCGTTCGAGCGCTCTTTGCTGCAAAGCATCCAGATGCCAGGCACACGCATGAGGCCCTGATGCTTCGCGATCCAGCCCCTCTCGTTGAGGTCGATGACCGTCGACGCTGCTGAGCGCTGACCATCTGACATGGCATACGTCCGGATGACAAGGAAGAAGGGATTGGGCCCCTGCCACTCATAGTCAGCCATGATGAAGGCGAAGGGCCATATCACAGGCCATCCAGCCCCTCCCGCCGTCTGGCCTCCTCTTGGGACAGGGTATGGAGCCCGACGGCATCGTTCATCTCCCGGACAGCGGTCTGCACCTCTTCGGGACGTCTGGCCACTTGATCGTAGAAGTCAGAGATACCGAGGACCTTCTGGCCGATATGCCCGATCTGGATACGCGTATCGACGAAGATGCGAACACCTGCCCTGCGTGCGTTCAGGCAGAAACGGAGGTCCTCCCCCATCGTGCCGGTCCACTCGTAGAACGGCCACGGATGCAGACCAGCACGGATCATCAGTGAGGGGAAAGGACCGCCCATGATGGCCGAGAAGACATCTGGCTCGATGAGATAGAACGCCGCGCCGGTCGCGTCCACCTCCACGTAATCCATGCCCTGCCAGTCTTCGATGAAGTTGAAGGGTCCCTCTGCCATGTCACGGGCCCGGAAGAGGGTCGGCTGATAGGGCGGATAGCGGCGGACACAGAGCCCGCCCACGATGATGGGCTCGCTGATCTGCGCCTTCAGCTCGTGGTACGAGGCCACAAGACTACCGACCGCCTCAGCCTCGAAGACCATGTCGTCATCGATGAAGAGCAGCCACTCGCCATCCATCATGCGGACAGCTTCGTTGCGCTGCAACGGCAACTGCGAGCCCTGGATGTAGATCCGGTTGACAGGCTTACCGGCGGCCCAGCGGTAGTCCGTCTTCATGTGTGAGACGTGGGTCTCGGCTGCGATGCGATCACGGAACGGTGTAGCGATCGTCCCGATGGGGTCCTGGTAGATCTCTTTGAAGATGGTGAGGTCGCTCATCTCCCTCTTCCTCGCCGGGGCATGCCCCTGAGCGTTTATGCGACGGTGACAGCCAAGTTCGCGACCGAAGCGTCGTCCGATACCTGACGCAGATGTAGCGTCCAGCTACCAGCGGCAGGGATGATCAGGCCTTCCCACTCATAGTCACCCGAGAAGACGGGGCTGGTCAGCGTGTCCTCTCCGGAGGCCTCGGCGGTCATGTAATACCTGATCTCAGCGTCCGTCGTCTCGTCGACCGAGTCGACGTCGTTCGCCAAGATGTGGAGCACGGTGACCTTCGCCGTGACATCGCCGGTCGTCCGGCGTGAGATCGTTGCCATCTCTCACTCCTTCCAAGACTGGCTGGCCAGCCTGGTGATATCCAGGGTCCAGTCACGAGGACTGCTGCCCTGGTCGAAAGGCGTCTTGTAGGTCTCTTGGCCTACCGGTCCGCCCCACTTCTCGACATAGTACCGGGCGTTCAGGGGGAACGTTCGTGCGTTCTCAGCTTTGTACCTATCGGAACGCAAGAGCGTCGAGCTCATCACATGCGTCCCAGCCATGTCGAGTTGGTAGATCGTGGAGCCCAGCAGCCCACAACGATAGTGGTAGTCGTTGTCCTCGAAGTAGCCAGGCACGAAGTTCTCGTCGAACCAGCCGACGGTCTTGATCGTCGAAGCCCTGATGCCGAAGAGATGCATACCCTGGAAGGCCACGAGCCCGTAGCCAGCGATATTCTCCTCGAGTCGCTCGAGATCGCCTTCACCGAGGATGAGATCGCTATTCGCGATGGCCCACCATGGTGCATCGGAGTGGAGTTTGATGAGGAGGTTCCATGAAGCTGAGACACCGAGGTTGCGATGGCCACGCGTGACGAGCAGTCGTGGCTTCATGCGCACGCCCATGGGCAATACGAGCGGATCCTTCGTCGGGCTGTTGTCGATGATGTGGATGAAGCCATATTGGTCTTGAGAGATCGACTCGAGGCACTCGAATAGCAGGTCCGGGTTCGATAGGTAGGGGATGCCGATGACTGGGATCACTTGACTCTACCGAGGAGCCATCGCAATACCAAGAAGCCCATGAGGACGACGAGTATCCCGATGATGATGGCCTCGAGCGGCTGGCCCTCGCACTCGATCTGATCACACAACTCACCGAAGATGAACCATGACGCGATCATGCCGATCCGCCCTCTGGATTCGGATAGTAGTGATGGACCACCTGCTCGACGAAGAAGAACCTCACGCCGCCAGCGATCATCCGCGTCCAGAGGTCGCCATCCTCTGGCATCCCTCGCTGCAAGCACTCCAGATCATATCGATAGCCAAGCGAACGCTTCCAGATAGCGGCTCCATCACAGAAGGCCCCGAAGCCAGGTGGCCAGCGACCGTAGTGCTGGATGCGCCCGCCGCTCTTGAACGCGATGGACTTGCCATAGGCGAAGTCGACATCGTTCCACTCAAGACCCCTGACGAGCACCTCGACATGATCCGGCGTGAACTCATCGTCATCATCGAGTCCGCCGACGTAGTCCCCGGTAGCATGATCGTGGCCCCAGTTCCGAGCCTCGAGCCCGATGACACCCCAACGCACATGCGGGTCATCAGGGAGCGGCTGCTTAGGGAGGTTCCAGTAGTGGACCCTGGCGTCGTCTTCCGCGATGGCAAGCACGCCCTCCGTCGTCTCGTCATCGGTCCCGTCACCAACGACGAGGACCTCGAGCTCATGCTGTGTCTTCTGACGAAGGACAGAAGGAAGAGCGCGCTCAAGCAGTAGCCTGGGACGATGGTGCGTCGGGATGATGATGCTGACCCTAGCCACGCAGCATCCTCGCCAGTCCCTCCTCGAGAGATATCTTCGGCTCGTAGTACGTCTTCATCAGCGTCGGGTCGCAATAACGTTGCATGACCCCGAACGGCTTGTCGGCAAGATTGACTATCTTGGGCTCGTAATCGACGATCGATGCCACCCGTAAGGCAAGTTCGTTGAAACTGACAGGCTCTCCGCACCCGATGTTCATGGCTACATAGCCGTCGATGCCGTTCTTGACCCGAGCGATGGTGGCCCCCACGACATCGTCGACATGGATGAAGTCACGTGTCTGTGTCCCCGGGCCCCAGACTATGAGTGGGTCCTCGCGCGCGCGCGCGCGAGCGACTATGGAAGGCACCGGATACTCAGGCGACTGGTCCTCACCATACCCGCTGAACGGACGGATACAGAGCGTCCTCACGCCATACTTCGCGGCCTTCCAGGCGAGATATTCGCCAACGACCTTCGTGAAGCCATACATCTCATCAGCGCCAACCCAGAACTGTCCGTTCTTGGGGCTGAAGTCGGCTTCTTGGAGCGGCGCAGTACCCGCATCCTTCTGAAGAGACGTCGGGTAGACCGCTGACGAACTGGGGTAGACGATGACCCTCGGCTTGGCCTTAGCGGCCCAACGGAAGAGAGCCGCATCCAATCTTAGGGAGTCAGCGTTGAAAAGCGGGTCGCCCTCGATCTTCTCCCTGCCTCCGACGGGCGCTGCGAAGTGATAGACGATGTCATACCTCGGATGACCTGATCGCCCGAGAAAAGAGGCAGCATCATCCACCTGCAAACCAGGGCCATGGTCCCATCTGGCATATGGGCTGGACATGTCGTCCACCGCAGTCACACGATGGTCAAGATAGAGATGATGCTTGGCGAAGTGTCGCCCGAGAAATCCGGCGCCCCCGAGTACCAAGATGTTCATAGCCCACCCTGCATGGCCCGTCTTCCAAACCTAGCCGTAGCTGCCCCGCGAGCGGCTCCAGAGTCATGACGACCATGGCACGGGCGACATAGGGCCACCCAGTCACTGGGGTCACGTCGATACTCATGGCTCAGGTTGGCCCAATCCAACTTGCCCCGCTCGCCACATCCGACGCAGGTCTCAGGCTTAGTGCGTACAGATGCTATCCAGAGATGGAGAGTGCGATAACCCACGGCGCCACCACGCCAGTGCGAGGATGCCTCGCCCTTCATCTCTACCCTCCCGGGCAAGAACCAGCCAGTGTTGACGACTCGCTTGGTGTAGTGACCGCGTTTCACCCCGATGTTCGAGTAGAGCGCTCGACACCGCTGACTACAATAACGTCCTCTACCTGCGGCGATACGCCCCTCAGTCACCCTGAACTTCTCGCCGCATAGACAAATCACTTCGACCTTCGGGACGCGCTCTCCCCAATAGCCCCTCACTCCCGCTCCCCCCAGCCGATGACCATCTCATAACCCATCGGAAAGTTCCAAGCCTCTCCGAGCCTGTGCCCACCCATCGAGAACCATGCCTCGAAGTCTTCCGGATAGTAGGCCCAGATGTGCCCTTCTTCCGGGTCCCAGCCATCCCGCACGAGTGGATGACCGATGATCACAAACTTCGCCAGCGGCATCCATGCCTTCACGAGTCCCACGGGGTCATGGATGTGTTCGAGGAACTCGCAGAGGACGAGGATGTCGCACTCGGCAGGCTCGATGTCCTCGATCTTCGCCTCTATCACCGCCATCTTCGGATAGCGTTCCCGGGTCGCGGCCACGGCAGCAGGGACGACGTCGTAGCCCGTGACGATATGAGCAGGGGTGAACCAACCGCTGATATCACCCGCACTGCATCCAGGCTCGATGATCCTAGCTGGCCCCGGGATGCGTGGCAGGAGACCCCTGATGATGTCTCTCGCTTTGTTCACTCGCTCCGTCTGGGTGTCGGCGAAGATCGACACGGCCGTCCCGTCGTAACGGAGGTTGTAGGCGATTATCTGTTCTGGGGTCCATCCCTGGATACGCCTCACCGACAGACCCAGATCTGGAAGTCGTACTCGAGATGTAGGAAAGCTAGTCCGGTCTTCTGGATCGGTTCCCAACCTGCCTCGACGAGCATCTTCATGTACCCATCGCTATCGAACATCCAGAGGTGCTCAGGGTTCGTATCGACTTGTCCGACCCGCATCTCTGGCGACGAGGCTATCAACCTGCCCGCCTTCAAGCGAGCTAGCTTGAGGACATCATCTGGATATTCGAGGTGTTCGAGGATCTCTGTGAGGACGACGACATCGAAGTATTCTTCGCGGTCGAGCGCCTCTTGGAGGCTCTCGCACCGGATATCGATACCGATCTCGCCCGCCATCTCCTGGAGCGAGAAGATGTTAGGGGTGCTGACATCAGAGAGCACGAGCCTAGGGATGGGCTGGATGGTCTCGGCAAGACAGACGATGCTGCCATCGCCACAAGCCGGATCGATGAGTGAGTCAGGCTTGAGCCAGGCGATGAGGCCGGCAGTGACGTTTGTCCTGGCGATGTGATCGCACCAGGCGCTGTTGTGGCGCTCGACCTGATAGTCGAAGCCGGGGGAGTTTCCGGTCCGCTGCCTCACAGGACAGCCCTGATCGTCTCGATGTCCATGGCTGCTCTCCCAGATGAGACCCACTCGTTGAAGACTCGGCTGTCATGCAGGTACATCGAGTGCGCGTTCACACGTGCGTAGCCCTCATCCATCTCGGCCGTACCGGCAATCGGATGGCAGTGCTCGATGACGACATCCGGTAAGTAGAAGTACCGATCGACGCCCTGCGCGAGGACTCGCCACGCATCGTCGAGATAGAGATGCTTAGCGCCCGGCAGGCTCATCCACCCGAGGGTCCTGACGATGCCGCTGCTGATGAAGACCTGTGAAGGGATGTCGTGACGGATGCGATCATCGCCATAAGCGAAACCTGGCGTCTCGAGCGCCTTCGTGATGGCCGCATCCCAGGCCTGTGTCCGGAAGCGATGGTCATCACCGACGAAGCCGACGATGTCGTGAAGCTGTGAGTACTCTGCGGACGCGACGTTGAGCGGGGGCCCCATCCCGCCACCCTCATGCTTGTATGTCGCGACAGGGACTTGTTGCTTCACGTATCCGATGAACGTGTCGTCGTCGGCATCGACGACGAAGACCATCTTCGTGTCATCCAGCGATCTCGTCGCCTCGAAGGCGTCATACGCCTCTCGTGCCTTGATGGGTCGCCCCCTGGAAGGGCAGATGACGATCATCGACATGATGCACGATTGTGACACAAAGAAACGTCCCCGTGGAGGGGCTGAGGCTCCACGAGGACGTTTGATGTTGTGCGACCGGGACGTGTCTCCGGGGTATCAACTCCCAGCCCGTCCGGACATGCTCGTCAGCTACCCGCTAGTCTCGGGTACGAGGGAGTCGGTGGTGCCTGATGGGGCCCCACGCCCTCGATGGTCTGAGCAGTCAGTTCTGCTTCGGCCGCACCAAGAGTCTACTCCACCCATGTTCGCATCACGGCCGCAGCGCGCCTTGCCTCGGAGGCAGTGGTCCTACCTTACAAGGCAAGAGTTAGTGTTTTGCTACCCTTAGGTCTCATCGAACGAGTAGCTGACGGTCTCCTGCCCCCAGTTGCCCGGGTTGGCATCGGCATCCACGACGAGCTGGAACACGAGGTAGCGGGTCGTGGCATCGGTAGCCGAGTACGACGAAGCATCCCATGCCAGCTTGTTGCCCGAGGTGTAGTTAGCGAACGTCGTGGTCGCGACGGAGGAGGTCGTGGCCACAGGCGTGACGCCTGTGATCTGGTTGGCGCCGACCATGAGGGTCGTCGATGAGCCGACCGCGCCATCACCCCAGACCAGGAAGTTCGTGACGCCGTTGTCGGGTGCGGTGCTGAGCTTGAGCTTGAGCCACTTGTCATAGCTCTTGGTGCCGACGCTGATCGGGTTCGCCTGCCTGTTGGCAAGCGAGTTCGTGGCGTTGTCGGCACTGATCATGTCGATACCGGTGACCGTCGCTGATTCGGTCCCGGCGTTGGTTCCCGTGTACACACGGAGCGTGAGTGTCGCGACCATCTCTGGTTACTCCATCATGTCGCCCGCGTCATCCTCGAGGAGGGGGTCGCTCATCCATCCTGAGGACGAGCTTCCACTCGGGAGCGCCGGCTTGCTGGCCTTCGACTCGAGGACCTCTCGAGCGGTCGGTACTTCACCCTCCATGAGCAGGACGGGTCCAGAAGGACCCATCGCCAGGAGGGACGAGCCGAGCGTCCCACCAAGGGGCGGTCGGCCATCCTCACGCCGCGCTTCGTCGACGACCATCCAGGACATCCCTGCAAGCGCGTAACGGTTACGTTGGGCACGAGTGATCGATTCCTTCAGGTTCAGTGCTGCGAACTTGAAGATGAGGTTGTTGCGAGCACCACCGAAGGACTTGTCATGGACGACGCCCTTCGTGACGTAGCGAGCCGTGAGATCGAGGAGCGGACGCAGGCCCCGGTCCTCGGTGTTCGCGTTGGTGACAGAGGCCGTAGCGCGGTTGGTATCGAGCGGGATACCGAGGTCCTGGAGTGACATCCCGAAGACCGCTGCCGTCTTGCGCGCGAGGTACATCTGGAACTCCAGGAACTGCATCTCCCGGTTGCCCATCCGGAAGGGCACGAACTTGCTGCCTTTCGTGCCGCCCAGGAAAGCCATGGCTCCCCTGCCGGCCACTTCGGCATCCCAATACCGTTTGAAGTCTTCGACCTGGTCGGGGCGCACCTGCTCGCCAAGATCGAGGATGCCGTCCGGAGCCGGTGACTTCATCTGGCGCACGTTGTAGCTCTGGCCCGTGAGTTCGGCATCCACGACGATGCGCAACGTCTCGAGCGGGGCCAATCCGACCACCCGATAGCTCATCGGGTTGGCACGCATGTAGATGAAGTCTTCGTTCTTGAACTGGGCTCGTTCCTGGTAGTCGGGATACCAGAAGTAGCGTGGCTCTTCGGGGTCGCCATCCCAGTACTTGTTGACACGCATCGTCGATCCGTCAACGACATGGAGATAAGCGATGTCACCTCGGAGGGTACGTTCCTTCTCGATCGACCCGGCATCGATGACGAGGGTGTCCTCGATGACCTGCTGGATGAAGGTCGTCCACATCTCGTCGACCGGGTTGGGTTCTTTTAGGAGCCACGTGATCTCCTCGGCAGCCGAGCGACTCCATGGCTTCTTGTGGTCCTCGGCGTCGATGATCCACTCGGCCTGGGCGACCTGGTCGCGACGGATGTTGAGGGCCGCGCGCACCCACTCCCCATGTTCGGCCCAGTGGCGGAAGAGCTTTGCGTTGGGCAGCCCGACACGTCCACGGTCCTGCGTCGTGAGCGTCGCTGTCGGTGCGTTGGGGACGCGCTTGGGGCTCGTCACCATGGCGTTCTGGATGGCGGTACCGACTCCACGCAATCGCATGCGCATCTCGGCGCCCGATTGATCGCGCGCGAAGAGGGTCATCATCTGGAGGCCTCGAAGTGGGACCGCAGGAGCTCCTGCTGAGCCTTGTACATGTGCTCATCGAGAAGCCGCTTCTCGGCGGCTTTGATGGCCTCTTCGTACGTCATCTTGTAGGTGTCGAGGCCGATCACCATGACCTCGACATGGTCGGGCACGGTGCGCCAGCCATCCCGGAACTCGATGTCCTTCATGTCACCTCCGCAGTGACCCGAAGACGAACCCACCGCCACCGAAGTCCATGCTGAACCCGAGGGCATCGACGAGGTCGTCATGGCCCTTCGGGAAGGTCTTGAGCTGGGTCTCGAAGTCAGACTTCTCCAGCGAACGGTGATGGAACACCTTGTGCGCCTCGTACTTGGCGGCAACAGCCCTGGCTCGCGTCGTCTTGTCAGTGTCAGAGGCCTTCCCTTCGATGGGGATGTGCGGGTAATCCCGCATCACCTCCTGCACGAGGGTCGACTGGAACTGCTGGCTCTCTACCACCACCAAGCCGGGATTGAAGGCGTTGTAACCATCACTGATGAACTTCGCATGTCCAGTCTCGCGCCTATCCTGATAGTAGGCCCTGACGTAGTAGTTCCCCTGCTGGTCACGCGAGGTGGTCACGCGAGCGGTGTAATCGGCGCGTTCCTTCTCCGAGCTCGCGAGGTCGACTCCCATGACGGTGGTGTAGGCGCCTTCGGGCAAGGCGTCGTAATACTGGAAGTGGCGTGACTGAAAGACCGAACCCTCCATGAGCCCGCTGATGTCGTTCTGATACGCGCACATGAAGAGCGGCGTCCCCAGCTCCACCCTCTTCGCGAGCAACGTCTTCCGTGACCAGTGCTCCTCCCAATAGCTCTCGACCTCATCATCCTTCCCAGTCGGACGAAGCGCGCTCACGACCTTGCTTCGCCAGCCTCGTCCGCCCTTCTCCACGGGGGTGATGAGTTTCTCGTACAGATCATCCTCGGCCCAGCGTGTGCCCAGGATGATGACCACGCCATCCGGTGTCAGGCACGGTAGGAGGGTCTGGAAGAACCACTTCTCGACCTTCTCGCGAGCCTCAGGGGTGAGGGTGTTCTCCTCGTCGAGGATGTCATCGCAGAGGATGATGTCGAAGCGCTTGCTGATGATGGCGCCACCGCAACCAGCGGCGTAGAGCGTGACGTCCTTGCTGCCATGCCACTTCGACTGCCTGTGGAGCCACTCCATGTCGCGCCACTTCGAGGGACTGACGCAATCCCCGAAGATCTCACGGTGCTTCTCGTTGGACTCGAGCGTGAAGCGGATGGCCCTGGAGAAGTCAAGAGCCTGGGTCGCCGTGTTGCTGATGAGGCCGATACGGAGATCAGGGAACATCGACGTCAGCCATGAGGCTGAGATCGTGTTGCCCCATGTCGTCTTGGCTGCTCCTCGGGGTTCGAGCACGACCGCGTTCTGGCGTGCGTACATGGCCTCGAAGATGAACTCGAGCATCTCTCGATGATGCTTCGCCGCCGAGTACCCGAAGACGTACTCCCCGTACGCCGTGACCCCCTCGATACCGTCAGTTGACCGAGCGAGCCCCCTCAAGGCGAGGGAGAGGACTTGATATGACTGGGCGGGTGTCAGCCCCTGCTTGTCGGGCTGCGTCGGCGAGGTCACGAAGCATCTCCATGGTGAGCTGGTCGGCGCTCACCTCCATGGAGAGATGCGCTTCGCGACTGCTGACTTGTCCGTTGAGGAGCATGATCTTCTCGAGGATCTTGACGAAGTCACCAGCGGCGATCTGCTGTGCTGGGATGAGGACTGGCTCACTAGCGCCCGGTAGGCTGACCCAGCGATCCTTGAGCGAGTCGAGAAAGGTATAGACCGCTTGATTGGCGACCATGATGGCGTCGTCTAACGCGCTGGCCAGTTTCGCAGCCCTGTTCTCGACCACGACACGCGACTCGGCTTCCCTCAGCTTCTGCTGGAACTCTTCGCGCTTCTCCAGCCAACCGTTGCGCTTGGCATAGACGCTCACGGTCGACCATGTGCTGATGCCGTTATCACGGCAGAGTTGTCGCATCGACATCGTGCCATGCACGAACTGACGCTCGAGATCCTGATGATCGTACTTCTTGGCCACGATGTCCTCCTAGACACGGAAACGCGCCTCGGTCACTTAGCAGGAAACGAGAGGCGCGTTCCGTCGGGGCCCCAGTCGGCACTTGATGAGTCGCATCCGACGAGCGACACCACTGAATCTAACTCAGGAAGTCGGCCGCGATGTACTCCAGTGCCCGCCAGTCCTGATCGATCTCTTCCTGTTCACGCACCTGCGTGATGGCCTGGTCGAGGACCTTCGCCGATGTCATCGGCATGCGAAAGACGCGCTCCACCCAGCGTTCCTCATCTCCCTGTGCCATCTTCTGGCGCTTCTTCTCGAGCTCATCCCAGTCGATCTCACGGCGCTCGAGGAGCTGCTCCATGCGCCCCCTGTCGTAAGGCAACAGGTTCGCCAATCGTGAAGCCTCGCGTCGAGATGCGAGATCCTTCACCAGCGCCGAGAGGCGGTCCTCCTGCATCGAGCCACGCGTATCGTTGAGGACGATGGTCAGCTCTCGCGCCTCATCATCATCGACATCGAGGACGATGCAGGGGAAGACATGGATGTCCTCGGCATAGCCAGCCCGCCAGCGGTGCTCGCCGTCGATGATCTCAAAGTCAGCACCGCCCAGGCTACGCACCGTGAGCGGATCGACGAAGCCGAACTCCCGGATGGATGCCCGCTCGCGTGCGAACATCCCTTCACTCATCCTGTTGGGGTTCCACGTATTCGGCGTGAGCCGTTCGTAAGGGACCCAGATGATCTCGAGGCTACTTGATAGCTGTTCCGCGCTCGAACTCATGCCACACATCCACTCTTGTGAGGCCCGGGAAGTGCGCCGCCAGCCGCTCGAAGAACCAGGCCGCGAGCCCGGTCGTGGTGGTCAGGATGCCAGGAAGCATCTCACTGAGATCACGGTAGTCGAGTTCATCAGTGATGATGCCGACGACTCGACGAAGGTCAGCCGAGCCCCTCGGCATGCCGCCGCTATCGATGTCCTCATGGATCACGGTCGCACGGATGTGGTATTCGTGACCGTGCGTCCGCGAACAGACCACTGGCTCATCGAGACGATGGGAGGAGTGGAACGGATGGGTCGTCGAAAGCTCGTACCGCACGTGGGCTAGGTACCCTTCCCCGACCGTTCGGGTCCCGCGAGCGCGGCGTCCGGTTGCTCTGCAGGATAGCGCACGATCGTGCTGTCCGCACCTCGTTCTGCGGGATACCACGTTCCCAGGACCTCGACGCGACCACGCGAGCGGATGACTTGCACCGGCTCTGTGAGGCGTTGGAAGTTGGCGCGGAAGTCACGGACGATGAGGATGCGCTTAGCCTTCCTCACTCGTCGCTCCTGTCGCTTCTGGAGACACATCACGCCACTTACCATCGCGGAAACGTGTATCGACGACGAAGCTGGAAAGGCTGATGGTCCGCAACTTGCCATCATCGTCGATGGCGACCCACTCGATAGCCGTAGGGCCCTGATACTCGCCGACACGCTCGACAGAGGAAACGGCACCGACGACGATCACTGGCAAACCGTCGACGGTGCCGTATAGGGGGTTGAAGAGCTCTGTGTACATGTGCCACGAAGGGTACACCATCGTGCCACGCTACTTCTTGGGCTTGTCCTTCGGTGCGGTGTCCTGCATGAAGTAGACGATCTGGTCGGCTGGGACGGCCACGCGCTCACTCGTGCGATTGCCGTTCTTGTCAAGCACCCAGGCCATCAGCCAAGGGATGTTCTTGTTGGGCTCGAGGACCTCGATGGATCCGCCCTGCCTCGCGACGATGAGTCCACAGGTGCCCTCCTTCGTGACGACCGTGAGTCGATCCCGGATGGCCATCAGAGGCTCCAGCCCAAAGCCTCGGCGACCTGCCAACCGAACAAGAACGCGAGCATCAAGATGAACCAGTGATACCAGAGCCGTAGGGTATCCAGTTGGCTCATGATCTCCTCACGAGTCGTCCTGTCCACCATGAGGATCCTCGTATCCCTGCCTCGTTCTTCCATCTCTAGCGTCATGACTGCTCCTTTCGTGTGGTTCTAAACTATACCGCAACGTGTCACCATCGTGCCACTTGCGTGGCACGACATGGAGTGCTAGGATGCCACTCGTGGACGCCAAGCTAGCGTTCACAGGAAGATGACGGAAACGGGGGGTCCACGCCCCTCAACGTATCCTCGGGTGCAGAGTAACGTGCCACGTCACAGGGCCGACCGGTGAGTGACGAGGCCGGAAGCCCAGCCAGGGCCGAAACACCAGGTGGCAACCAACGAGGAGTCGAGTCGCACTCTTGAACGTAGTGATTACGTCTCGTGCGGGTATACGAGAGCCCCGCCTTCCGCAAGATGACCCCGGGATGACCGGGGTCTTCCTGTGTCAGGCGTCGACTGGCAGTGGCATCGGATGCAGCATCGACTGCGGCACGATCCACTTCTCAAGATCGCCATCCCTTTTGTAGAGATGACGCAGCTTGCCGTGCTCGACGCGGATCCAGCCACGTAAGACGAAGGGATCGATACCGGTCACGAGCAAGGCGACACGCTCATCGGGATCGTTGTCATAGAGGACGAGAGGTCCGGTGTGGTCCTTCGTGTTGCGGACCTCGACGTTCTTGCCGATGTCTGCTCTCTTGCGGCTGCGTCGGTAGCTGGACCGTAGGTAACCTTTGTTGTGCGGCAGGCCTGTCAGGCGCGATGCCACGAGTTCAGCGACGATGCCACGGGCTTTGGCTGCGAGCTCGCCCTCGCGTGGGATGTACTTGGACTTCCAGCCATGCTCGGTGTTGTCTTTGATGATCTTCACGGCACGTCGGAGAGCCTCCTCAGACTCTCTCGACTCGGCTCGAGTCGACCAACATCCATAGGCGTAGTCATCGTCGATGACATCGTGATGACAGGCATATGCCGGCTCGTTGCGGTATCGGTCGAAGTAGTGCGATGGCGGGGACCCGCAGGTATAGCAAGGACGCAGTGGGTCGAACGGCTCCCAGCCGTCTCGCCACTTCATGCCGTCCTTCTCTTCACCAGTGGCAAGGGACTGATACCAGCAGCCTGGATGGGGCAGGTCGCGTCACGACACAGGCCCTCTGGCTCACACTCCTGACAGAACTTCGCGATGGTCTTCTTGTAGATATCCAGACGTGCATGCGCGAACACACCGAGGCTCCCACGCGTAGCTCTCTGTCGACGAGCCTCGGCCGCGAGCCGACAACGATTCCCGCAATACTTAGCGGTCATACAACTGCTGCCGTCGACGAAACCCGTTCCGCAGGTCGCGCAATCCTTGCTCCTGATGGCCACCACCATGGTCAAGATGGCATGGCACGAAAGCACCTCAGCCAAGATGCTGGCGTTCTCCAGCAACGGCAACCGAAAGCCTGTCCGCCATCGCCAGATGCGCTCTCGTTGGATACCGCTGAGTGATGCCAGGGCGACGTTGCTCAATCCGCGTTTCGTCATCTCACGGTCAAGAAGACGACTCCATCGCCGCGTCTCCTCTTTGTTGTCGCCGCTAGTCTCCCTCATCCGAGACCGAAGTGGCGGCGCGATGGGATGGTCATGGGCGATCGCATCCATGGCGGAAGACGAGGCGTCGCCAATCCTTCAAGATGCAGGTCTGAGGTACCGATCTCCGGCGGTAGCGGCTCATCATCGCGCAGCCACGCGATGCACTCGTCGGCGTCCGCGAAGTGCAGCCAGCGGTGATCCCATCGATACCACGCCAGGTACGCGGCGGCGGCGATGAGGGCCAGCAGGATGGCGGCGCGGGTCATGGCACGCACCTTCGGCAGCGGCCCTTGCCCTCGACATAGGCGAACAGCTCGGCCCGTGTGATGGGACGAGCGTCCCTGGCGATGACGCTCGTGGGGGCTATCGCGCGCCACGTTCCCCAGGTCTTCAGCTCCACCTGGCCGCAGCCGCACTTGCGGACCGCGAACCAGACCAAGCTGCCCCACGCGCACTCCTGCCAGCGATGCAGGAACGGCAGCAGGCGATGGGCGAGCCTAGCGATGAGAGCCAGGAGGATGGCGGCGCGGATCATGCCGCCACCAGCCTGTTCGTGTGATAGCACGTTCGTTCGTTGCACTCGCCATAGGTGCCGCGATGCTTGCTGACGCGGTGCCAACGCCGTCCCGCAGCTTCCAACTCCTGCTTGGCCTTCGCGATGCTGATGCCTGTCCTGGTCGGCGTCGTCGGGCTAGCCACGGCGCAGCGCCTCGATGTCGCTGGCGGCGAAGTCGAGCCACGTCTGCTGGTGATCGCAGCCGGCGAGGTCGTGCTCGCCAAGGTCGCTGATGCAGAAGCCCGGTCCCCAGCGGTCGTGCTGACGTACCGCCAGGCTCTCCACCGTGACCGCGGCACCCGTCTCTAGCAGCGCCTTGATGGCGCTGAGGTCGGGATCCAGCCGTTCCAAGGCAAGAGTCGCGTCGTGTAGCACTTCCCACGTCGAGGTGAGCCTGCGACGGTGATGCTCCATCGTGGCCTCCAGCACCGCCAGGGCGGCCTCGGCGGGGGTCATGGCTTCGTCCCCAGAGCTGCGTCGATGGCGGCGGCGACAGCGCCCTCCAGCGTCGCAGCCTTGCGCCGGAACTCCAGTTGGTCGCCCGCATACAGCATCGCCTCGTAACCCGAGATGTTGTAACCAAGCACCCACCAGAAGTCCGACTCGATCAGCCGCTCCACCGCGGCGCCGATGGCAGCCTGTCGGGCGAGGTCGGAGGGGATGGCCTCCATGGCTCGTTCAGCACTGCAAGAGCACTCGCGAGCCTCAGCCTCGGGGTCGAGCATCGAACAGTCCGAGAAGTGACCGTGCTCGAAGTAGTACATCCAGTCGTATTCGACCTCGGCCAGCATCTCCTCGGGGGTCATGCTCCCTCCTTCTGGGCCTCGTGGGCGGCGAGGGCCTTACGAGCGTTAGCGATGCCGTCTGCATGCAGCGGGTTGTCGTCACAGGCACGGTGCTGCGTCCGATGCTCCAGTTCGTAGTCCCAGAGCGCCCGGTACAGCGCGTCGGCATCAGCGCGGGCAGCGTCACGCTCGGCTTGCAGCTCGGGGGTCATGGCACTCGCTCCACGTGGATGTTGGCTTTGTCTGACTGCCAGATATGCGTCTCGGGCTCGCCCTCCACGTCGTCCCTTGCCCGCCAGATGATGATGGCTGCCTCGATGGCGGCGAAGGGATCGAGGTGCTCGACCGTCACCACTTCGATGAACCGCCGCGGGGCGATGGACACGCCCGGGCTCAGGGCGACCATGTAGCGGTAGGACTCAGGCAACGGGCTCATGGCTTCTCCAGCGCGAGGTAGGCATCCACGGCATCGTGCAGGTCATCGCCTTCGTCCTCGAGCCGCAACCGCATCCCGATACCCATCGTCGATATGGGGTCGTCCGGGTCGCTGAACATCACCAACTCGTTCTCGAGGAAGTCATCGATGCGCACTGCGGCTTCGACGAGCGCAGCCAGGACCTTGCCTCGTGAGTCCTCGAGGATGCGCGAAGCCAGCACCGTCTGGCCCGCCTTCTCGAGGTCCCATATCACGTCAGCGAGCAGCGCGTGCAGTGTCATGGACACGACGCCGTCGACACGGTCATCGCCACGGCGGTGACCGTGAGGCAGATGATGATGACCAGAAGCAGGATCAGCCAGCGTGTCTGGTCGCTCATCGGATCACCGGTCTCGGTAGCCTGATGTTGACCCTACCCATGTGTCATCTCCCTATCGACTCCCGCCTGGCCCGATACGAGCCAGGCCGCCATCTTCGACGAACTCACCGAGCGTCCTGCCGTTCGGCATGAGCAGGTAGGGCATGAACTCCTGCTCGAGGCTGGTATCCCCACCATCGATGAACTCGAGTTTGGCTTTGATGAGCAGGACGTGGGCACGCCAGCGTCGGCGCCACTCTTGCTCGGCTTTCGTCTTCCAGTCGACGTTATGCGAATAGACGTAGTCACCGGAGTCACGCTTTCGAATCTCATCAGCCGTAGGCCTCATGATGCGGAACCGGAAGCGCTGGTCCCCGAGTTCGAACTGAAGCGTGTCGCCGACCGGCTCCGTACCCCAGGCCATGCGCTCACAGCCATGCTTGGCGAGGATGCCACTGATCTCGCCTCGGCTGCTCTCGACCGAGACCTTCGTGCCATCCGCGAACCGCTTCATCGACGCGTCTCCTCCTGTCGCTTCCCCGGGCAGACCTTCGTAGCAGTCAAGTTCGTCTGTCCGCAGTCCATGCAGACCTTCCGCACACCGGTGATCCTCGTGAACGCGGTGTTACTGATCCAGACATGACGACGCTCGATCACTTCGCTCCCTCCTTCTGGGCCTCGGTGTAGAACTCCAATAAGCCATCGCTTCGCCTCACGACGACAAAGGGGTGGCCGACTAGCCGGAAGCGGTAGGGTCGATCGTCATCCATCTTGGTCGGGTCCAACCTAGCGACGGTGCCGTACTCGTGGATGGCATCCCTGTCACGACGCAAACGAAGGAACCTCACTTCGCTCCTTCCCCCTAGGCCTCGGCGATCACTGGAGATCGATCTCGGGGACGATCACGGACGGTTTGAAGATGACCCGGTACTGCTGCGTGCTCGCGTCGGCCGCGTCGAGCTGCTCCACGAAGTAGGTCACGTTGTCGGACAGGCCCAGGAAGTGCTTCTTGAACTGCCCTTCCGGGGTCTTGCAAGTGACCTCCAGTGAGCCACCGAGCGCCGCGTGCTCTGTCTCGACCGAGCAGCGGCCCTCGATCACCAGGAGGTACTTGTCGGTGATGCCGTTCATGAAGATGACCCGGCGCTGGATCTCGAACTGCTCCGCGGCCACGGACAGGTTCTGGGAGGCCACGTCGGCATCAGAGCTGCAAGCTGCGATCGCGAAGGCGGACAGCGCCAACGCTACGATGGACTTCTTCATCTGGACTCCTCCTTCTGTGGCTCGTAGGTCAGCATGTCTTCGACACGCTCCTGTAGTTCAGCGATGCGTCGGGCCTCGTGGACGAGAGCTGCGTATGGAGCTGCCATCCGGGCGAGGTCATCGAGTGCGGCCACAAGGCTGTGATCAGACGTAGCCGCGAGTACGGGGCCCTCTTCCATCGGCGGCGCCAGCCCGCCGTCAGCGCCGAGCAGGCGAGCCGTCCAGCACCCGCGTGGCTTCCCACTCGGGTTCCACCAGACGTCCATGCGCCAACCGCGGGCCTTCATCACAGCCGCCGTGGCCTGCCAGCGACGCGGCTCACTCATACTCCCTCCTTCTGGACGACGATGCGGTCCATCTCGCTGATGGCCCAGTCGAGTGCTGCCTGCCACGCCTTGCCCTCAGTCCCGAAGGGACGCCATCCGACATCCTTGACGTTCTCGACGGCCCGTCTCATCTGCTCGACCTCCTCGGCCAAGAGGGACCGCGATGGTGGCCGCTTGCGCCGGGCGGGCGGGGTCCAGTCGTCCGGGGAACTGCCGACGACGTAGATGCTCATGCTTTCTCCTTCTGGGCCTCGTGGGCGGCGATGGCGGGTCCCCAATCGCAAGCGCAGAGGCCATACAGCATCCGGCCAGCCTCGTCGTACCCGACCGCAGAGCGCGACTTGCAGGCCGGGTCGTGTTGCCCAGCTTCGGCCAGCGCCTCGGCATCGGCGCGGGCAGCGTCACACTCAAGGCTGCGTTGCCGCTCGGCCCGTTGCAGTGTCTTGGTCGTCTCGATGTAAGCATCTCGGGAAGCGGTCATCCGGTCCAGCGCGGCGCGGGCAGCGTCACGCTCAGCCTCGTACTCCTGGGCCGTGTCGCCCCAGCCGTTACGTTCGGTGGTCATCGCGTCCAGCGCTATGAGGAGGGCCCGGCGATCCTGGGCGGCACGGTGATACCAACGCCAGAGATTCGCATCCTTGGGCGTCTCTGGAGGCTTACCGGACCCATCCCAAGCCTCGATGGCCTCGATGAAGAACAACATCGGGGAGTCATCTGAAACACCGGGGTAGGCGCGAGCCCGCTCTCGGATGGCCTCGATGTCAGCCACGCTCATGCTCTCTCCCGGCATGAGCCTCATGACTAGTCCACGATGGGCAGGGAGTCATAGAGATCGAACTCCTCGATGAAACGTTCATCTGGATACCACCGAGCGATGGTCTCCATGGGCACCCCGGGATGAAGCTCACGCCAGCGCTCCCGCGCCTTTTCGAAGAACGCAGCACTGTACTGCTCGGCCAGCTCACGAGTCTCGAAGAGCGCCTCGACCTGGTAGTCCGAATAGCTGCCTGACGAGACCGAGTAGACCGTCCTCATGCGATCTCCGAAGCCAACTCGGATAGAGCGGCGAGCAAGACGGGTGTCTCGCGTCGTCGCGTCTCGGTGTGGTACTGCATGGCGTCGTTCGTGTCGATACCGGTCATGTCCACACGGGTCGGATGACCCACTCGTTCGTGAAGCACTCCCTGGAGGATGTCGCGCATCGTGGTCTCCCAACTGGCGACGAGCGAACCGCCGCCCCAAGGCTTGGGACCAACGATGCGAAGACCGTTGAGATAGACGCTCGGGCCCTCCACACCACTGACATGTTGGATGACGATCGGACGGTCGAGTCCATCGACCGCGAAGGCTGGGTTGTTACTCATGCTCCTTCCTTCTGGGCCGCGAGAGCGGCGAGGGCGGTCACCGCGTCCCATCCGACGACGTAGCCGTGCTCGAAGGCACGGATGACACCGCAAGGGTAGCGACGCAGGCAGCGCCAGCAGACGCCCAGCCGCTTCCGGTGGTGCCTATGGAAGATGGCTGCACGATCGATGGTGACCATATCCGTCTCCTTCACTAGTGATATGTCCTCTTCGAGTCGCTCGTAAGCCCGGCCCATGTCGATGCCATCGAGGAAGGCCTGATAACACGGAGCACCGGGACGATAGCCGGACATCTAGTCGTGACCCATCTCGAACGTGATGTCCCGATGGCCCTGCAGATATGCCATCAGGGTGATCCTCAGGATGGTCCAAGCGATCGCGAAGCCCCTTCGTCGGGGGACCTCGAAGCTCCCTTTCATCGCCTCATCTTGCCCTTCACCTGAGCTTCCTTGGAGAAGTCAGGCAACGGTCGCTTGGCGGTGCTCCGTCCCACCGTCGTCTTGGCGATGGCCTCCACGAGCTCCTTTCGGATGAGGGGCCTGGATGGAGCGTCCTTGACGACGGGGATGAGCGGGCCCATCGTCCCGCCTTCCGCGATGGCCATGAGCTCGGCTGTCGCTTCAGGGAACCAGATGCCCTCTCCGACCAGGACCGGCTCATCGAGTCTCTGGAAGCGCTTCTGGAACTCTCTAGCCGTGACCCTACGCATGGGCACCTCCGTAAGTACGATGTAGATACACCTGTGGGCAGGATATCATGGCGTACCTACGATGTCCATACGATGACCGTACGTCGTCTATACGCTGAGCACGTGTGTCCTCGCGATGTATATACATCGTAGGGCAGCTTGCTATGTGGATGCGAGGGGAGAACGGGTGTGCGGCGGGTGTCTCTGCACATCACTCGAGCATCCCCAAGCACGCTTGGTTTGGGACCCACCCCCGGCGGCCTATAGTCTTCTCAGCGGGGCGAACCCTGCCCCGGACAGCATCAGGAGGGCATCATGCCCACGCTCACACAAGCGCAGTACGACGCGCTGATAGCGCTCATCGACGCGCCCACGTCACGCCCACACAAGGCCAAGGCCAAGTCCACGGTGCGCACGTTCCGCACGCTCGTCGAGCGTGAGGCCGGCCAAGGCTTCCCATGCACGGCACCCGAGCCATGCACGCGTACGGATCTGCGCACGGCATCGGGCGCAGGCTCGCATGAGCAGAGCACCGAGCACGGTTGGCACATCGCCAAGTAGCCCACGCACGAGAGAGCCGGCCTACGGGTCGGCTCTCGTCATGTCTGCCCGAAGCACACAAGGAGCCACCATGTCACTGCAGCTAGCCCGCGACACATACGCACGTTCGGTCGTTCGTGATGGAGGCGCGATGGAAGCACGCTCACAGCGACCCCTCATCGCCGTGTCTGCCCCGGTCACGGCGCACACACACAACACAGCCACAGGCTTCGTCCGCGTCCCGCACGTCGGTGCATGGCCCACCACCACCGGTTGTCTCTGCGACTGTCACGGTGACCCTTCCTCTCCATGTGATGTCGCATCGTGTATCGACCTTCCGTTGACGTTCTAGGACGACAGGGAGGCGGCGAGAGCCTGCCTCCCTTCTCCGTGCGTGGGCATGTGCCAGGGTCCGAGGGCACACTCGGAGTACATGCTCACGCATGGACGACGTTCGTCCGCCGTGCGCGCCTCGTTCATCGATGCCGCACGTGTCATGTATCCCATAGCAGGGGAGAGCACAGCATGAGGCAACGCCTCGCGTGGATCATGTGGCGATGGTTGCGCCATCCGTTGATCAGCGGCTCTGATCTCAAGGCCCGCACCACGCCCAGGTAGGGCGCGTGCAGGCTCGTACCGTACTGGCAGCAGCCGCTCGTTGGCGGCCTAGCATGAGGAGTGTCTGATGACACACATCGGGAACGGCGTGGGCCGCATCCAGCTCATCCGCGCGGATGGTTCGTTGCGGGCCATCGAGGATGAGCTGGCATCGTTGGGCTACGACGGTATCGACTTCGAGCCGCTCGGGCGCGAGGTACGAGCCACCTCGTACAACGCTCGTGGGCAGAAGGTCGAAGCGCTCGGCCGTAACGAAGTGCTCGCGGCACAGTCGCTCGTGCGCGTGCTCCGTCGGCCATGACCATCCTGGAGTTCGTCGTCGCGATCAACGCCGGCATCACGGACCGGTCGCGTCGCTTCTACGTCGATCTCGTCAGCTCGGCTGGCGGGAGGCTCACGGCAACGCTCATGACCAGGACCCTCGACGCGAACGGGCTAGTCTTAGAGAGGCAGGAACTCGGGTCGGTCCAACTCTACGCAGATGACGGCTTGGTCCAATCGGTCATCCTGCTGCAGAGCGCACCAGTGAGGGTACTACGTCATCTGGAACGTCACGTACCAGAGGTCCCAGTCAAGTGAGGATCAATCGCGAGTACGAGGCATCCGACATCGACTTTGCTGATCCTCGCAACAGCGTATTGCTCGCAGTATCACTCATCGCGGTGCTGACGCAACCTCGTCCGGACGAGTCAGGCGAGGATCTGGCCAAACGTACCGTCGCCGCCATGCGCACGGTGCTTGAGTCGAGCGGCTTCACCATCACCAAGATCGAAGTGCCCGACATGATCCGACGGTCGTTCGAGTGAACGACCGTCAACATGAGCGCATGGCGTTCATGCGAGGCTTCATCACAGGTGTCGGGGTGTCACTCATCATCACGCTCATCTTTCGAGGGGCGCCGGTATGAGCCGGCGGGTGTGGAAGTTCCCGCTGGATCTTGAAGCGGGGTCGCAGTCACTGCGGTTGCCTCAGGAAACGCGCATCGTCCACGTCGCCATGCAGGCCGGCGCACCGACGCTCTGGGCGCTCATCGACACGGGAGCCCCCACGGTCCAGCGCGACTTCGTCATCCGGGCTACTGGCGAGCCTGTCTGCGACGACGAGATGTACATCGGGACCATGTTCACAGAGATATTCGTCTGGCATGTGTTCGAGGTGGCGCCGGTATGAGCTACAAGGTCGTCAGGTTCTACTTCGACCGTCCGGGCTATAGGCGGACCATCATCGAACGCTGCACGTTGGCCGAGGCGCAAGCTCACTGCAACGATCCAGAGACATCGAGCAGCACGGCCACGGGTGCCGCGGCACGAGCACGGACTCGTCGCATGGGCCCGTGGTTCGATGGATACCAAGAACGATGATCACGTTCGAACAAGCCATGACCGAGGATCGCTTCCACCAAGGAGCGTGCTCGGTGTCGTACGGCAAGACAGGCAAGGCGAATCCCACGGTAACCATGATGGGGTGGCGACGCAACGGCCGGACCAAGACGTGGAAGACCCGCCCAGATCAGTTCAGCATCCCGGTCAAATACGGGCTGCACTCGTACGGCCGCATCGATCACACCAACGCATGGGCCTTCCACCTCGCGAACGAGTGCAAAGCACTCGCCGAAGTCGAGCGATGGTGGGCAGCATACGAAGCAGGCGCACACACAGGGAGGCTTTGATGACGACGTACATCGTGAACGTGACGCTAGACGATGAGTTCTGGCTTGTGCACGTGGAAGGTATCGGCATGACACAGGCCAAGACTCGGGATGAGGTCGAAGCGATGGCTCGTGATCTCATCGAGGTCATGACAGGCGGGCTCGAGTTCGAGATGACGATCCGTGGCTAATCCGATGGGCAAGACACGTCCCGCTGACAAGCCGTATCTCATCGTCGTGCACGGCAGTTGGGAATACCGTGTGTTGAAGGCGAACACCCAAAACCCCGGCAAGGTCGGCGGCTCGTGGTTCTGTCTCGTCACGACACCCTTCACGGGCCCGAGTGGCGACATGGGTGACACGTACATCTCTGATGTGCAGGGCACCGTCACGTTCCGCGATCCAGTCGTCACCGACGACCTGCTGCCACGCCACTTGGGTGGCACGGTGCAGGTCGCTAAGAACCCGATGGACGCGTGGGGCTTCTGATGGGCTACGGGATCACGCGCATCGAACTCGACGATGGCAAGGTGTTCTTCGTCGACTCATCCGAACTCGAGACATGGCGTGAACGATCACATGATGTCACCGAGAGTGTCATCGACTACGACGAGACGGGACTCGGAGAAGCAGCCAGCGAGCTGACCGCGGATACGTTCGACACCGCGCTCCCTCAGACGTGGGTCGATGAGGTCGTCGCAAAGACGGGGCACTGGCCGTATGGCTTCGTGTGGGTGTATCCCGGTCGCAGCATCTTCGGACTGCCGCTCCCTATCACGGTAGCGGCACATCAGCATATGGCTTCCATACGTGAAGCAGGGCTCTGATAGCACAAGGATCGAAGGATGGCGCGTGGGCTTCGGCTCATGCGCCATCCTTCATGCCCCACGCACCAGCGCACGTGGCTCGTACTGTACTGACCGGCGAGCGACTCGTTGACGACTAGAGAGGGTCATGCGGGCATCCCGTTCGAGTGCGATTGCTGCGGCGGCCTAGCGGGGCAGCGCAGCGGTTACGCGATCATCGGGGACAAGGCAGTCAGGGTGTGCCTGGGCTGCCTCGAGCCCGCCCACCGGAACGGAACCCCACAGAAGAGAGAGGCCGACCATGAGGATGTCGAGTGGGTCGGCAGGAGGAACGGATGACCACGCTCAAGACCACATACACCGGCAAGACCGTGAACATCATGCCCAAGTGGCGTGCCCTCGTCCTGCACATGCTCGAGCTCTACAGGCTCGGTGGTGCTGAGGATCAGTCGTTCATCCGTGAGCAGTTCTTACGTATGGCCCATGCGGCCGACCTGTACATCGCTCTACCTGACACCGGGCTCGTCGAAACGAGCATCCTGTCTGCCGAAGGGTTGCGTCCATGAATATCTTGGTCGTGGCTCGCGACATCCCAAGCGATGAGTCCTTGGAGCTAGGCGTCTTCGCAAGCGTCCAACTGACCTACAGAGTCTTGCGCTCTGACGACGATCTCATCATCGCCACGATGGTGGATCGAGAGGAAGGCGTCATGTGGGAAGCTCAAGGCATCTTTACCTCGAGGAGATGAAGCGCGAGCACGGCGAAGCTGCAGACTTTGGGGTATCGCCGCCCTGTCCCGAGTGCGGCGGACCGGCCGACACCGGGGCTGGCCATGACTGCGAGGTAGATCGTGACGCCATATCGCTCGCCCGGGTCCTGAGCAGCGAGCAGGTGCGGGTCGATGAGGTCAGCACCATCTACGTGGCCGACCTCGACCGCTACATCGTGTCGCTCATCGTCGGCTATGCCAAGGATGACGAGGTGACGAGCCCCCGTGACGCTGCCTACTTCGCGTTACGGCTCACGACGGACGAGGGCAGCACGGATACGGTCTGGCGCGTCTATGACCGCCTGACCGAGAAGACGTACGAGTTCACTCAACGGGAGATGGAGTGGAGATGAGCGCATGGGAGCGCGCAGCACAGATGTACTTCGACCCACCCAGCCCGGTGCCCACCTGCGACATCTGCGATGAGCCTGAGTCGTTCGAGTGGGGCGAAGAGGACGACTGGAACGGTGAGATGGGTAATCACCTGTCTTGCGAAGAACGACGTTCTCAGGATGATGTGATGTCCATCATCGAAGAACGGCTCCTCGAACATGTGATGTACGGAGATCAGTGATCGATCACGTTCGTCCGTGAGCTCGACAGCCAGGTAAGCACGACGCACACAGGAGGACACACATGTCCACGCGCGCGACCATCCACTTCGAAGAGATTCAGACACGACGTTGGGACGCCAAGAGACAGAAGCTCATCACGTTACGCAAACCCAAGGTGAGCACAGACGCGATCATCTACCGTCATAACGACGGCTACCCCGAAGGGCTCGGGCAAGAACTTGTGCGCTTCATCCAAGAAGTGAGGCAGTTACAGGACTCACGCCTTGACGACCCGTCATATCTGGCAGCCAAGTGGGTCGTGTTCGATGTGCTCTTACACCAGGCCTACCATGCCGCATCGAACGAACAGCGCAAGGCCGTCGGTCAAGAACCCTATTACCCAGATCCGATCCCGCGCCTCGACTTCCTGTCGATCGGCATCGTCATGGAAGACCCCGGAGACATCGAGTACCGCTACCACGTCATCGCCGATGGCAGGGTCGAGCAGGTCACGTGGGACGGTGGATACGGTGAGGCGTTCGATGAGCACGGAGAGATCAGCACACTGGAAGGAGAGGTTGCCTAGCGCGGAACGCTTCGGGCACCCAAGGTTGTGACTTGTGGCCCTGCAACCTGACTCCACGAGCAGCCGCACGTTCCAAGATAGGGCGCGCCTGTTCGCGTCGCCTGTCTCCGAGAAGGGGCCACATACGACGGATGAGTCGAGCAGCATCGTAAGTGCGCGACAGCCTCCACCTCCACAACGGCTTCACGCTGTTCTTTTGGTGATAAGGACCATCGATCGCCCCGATACCCACGATGGCAGCGAAACGCCGAACGGTCTGCTCGTCAGACATGACCAAGGCCATGGTCGTGATCTTACCGGTAGCACCGTTCCCAAACACCCCCATCGTGCCCTCGCCCTCGAACAAACCCGTGGCCCAAGCGATGTCGATACGCGGCGTCATATGGGTCCCCACTGACGAAAGGTAGGTAAGATACCATCGGACAATATCACGTCATCGTGAATCTCGATAAGCACGAGTTCCTGAACCCGTGGGACATGGGCGAGGGTGCCAAGTTGCTGGAGTGGGGCTACGGCTCTGGCACGATGCTGACCGCTCTCGCGATCCTGCTCGCAGTGAGCAACGGCCGAGGGGGCGGTGACTACCATGCGAACGAGAAAGACCCTTCGCTCAACGAGTGGGTCGGGCGCTGGGGCGGCGATCGCATCGCTGTCATCGGTGACTATGCCGAGGATGGCGACCTCCCGGCTGAGTTCAGTGCAGGCGCCATCTGGCACGCCTGCAGTCTGGCCCGCAAGGGACTGAAGTGGGTGCCACTCAAGAAGCGCATCGCTGAGAACGAGAAGTCGCGTACGTCCTATGGCGATTACGTCGACGAGTGGAACGCGCGAGATCGCGTGGTCGAGACCATGCCCAGGTTCACGAACATCAGCGCCCCGATGCGACGGGTCATCGAGGCTGATGGAGTCGTCCACTTCACGAGCGAGATATGGAAGTCGAGAGAGATGGACGGCACGGTGACGGAAGACGAGCACATCCGAGTCAAGAGGAGTGACGACGAGGGGCCGTCACAGATGTTGCGGCCCGACATGGTCGTCGACTGATGGGCTACAGCACATATATCAACGGCGATCTGACCATCGCGCCACCACTCTCCGAGGATGACCACGAGACACTCGACGGCATCTTCGATGACCTGTGTCGCGAGGATCCGAACCTGATGATCGCCTTTGAGGATGACGCAACTAGGTTGACGTTCGACTCTGAGGTCAAGTACTACGACGACGCCCTCGAGCTCATCGACAGCGTCATCGAGTTCGCAGGCTCACGTGGGCGCGTGCTCAGCGGCCATGTCATCGGCCAAGGCGAAGATGCTGGCGGCGATTACTGGAAGGTGGTCATCACGGACAACGCTCGTAAGACAGCGTGGGGAGAGATCACGTACGGGGAGCCTGAGTGATGGGCTGGACATGCACACACCGCGATCGCGGTGAGATGACGAACCACGGAAGGATGATGTACAGATGACACTCGCGGAGGCGCTGTCGCCAGCTCGCATCAAGACAAGCGGCAAGTTCACGGCCATGCTGGCCTATATCCTTGGCCAGCATGGCTGGACCGAGCCGGAGATCGTGGACATGAGGATCACCAGCGACGACGTGCTGCTGGTCGGTGACGAGGACGACCCGCTGCTCGACCAGATCGCAGGCTCGGGCAGCGACCTGTTCCGCAACCTGCAAGGGGTGGCCGAGGTCGCAGGCCTGACGAAGGCCCAGGCCACGGAACTCATCCGTCTCGCTGAGGCGAGGACCCGCATCTGATGGGCCTCATCGACGACGCCATCGCACGCAAGATGGATACCCATACCGGTCGGCGCATCGACTACGAGCGCATGAGTCGTGAGCATCCCAAGCAGAAGGCCGCTCTCACACGGGCCATCAAGACGGACGACTCGGAGGTCATCGCACAAGTCTGCAAGGCCGCCATCAAGTCTTGGGATGAGTGCGGGGCGTGGCCGGACGACTGGCACCGATGGCAAGCTGCCCTCGACGCCACCCTACCGTGGACCCAGCACATCGACCTGCGGGACCTGTGAGGATCTACCGCCGACCTGTCGGCTGGGCCCGGCGTGAATACGCGGTGTTGGCACCGTGAGACGGTTCGGACCGAAGGAAGCCGGACATCCAAGCATCGGCGATGAGTGTCCGGCATGTCACCTTCCCTTCGTGGAAGGTGACTACACGACACTCGTGGCCCTCGGCCCGGGTGATGACGAAGAGGGTCGACGACGACGCGATGAGGGACGGTACTACAACGCGGTAGCCGTCGAGGTCCACTGGGACTGCTCGAGCCAAGAAGAAGGATGACGATGATCGAGCCACGCAGATCACAGGATGGGTACTTCGAGTGCCCACTCTGTGGCATCCGTGGTCGGCGGTGGGCCATCGTTGACCATATCAACCGCGACCACTGGCCCCATAGCGCAAGGCCTCGGCCTGACCTGACTAGCGCGCCGCTCGTTGGCGGTCACACGAAGGAGGACCCATGGGTCTAGACGTCTATCTGCAAGATGGTTCCACTGAGATCGACCGCTGGGGTGACGATGCCCCAAAGAGCCCGACGCACCCAGACCACCTCTGCACGCCGTTCTACCTGCGCAGCTCGTACAACAGTAACGGCTTCGACGGGGTGGTCGGCAACATCATCCCGGGAGGCACGCTCTGGGACATCTTCGCTCCCTGCGGCGACCTCGAGAGCGGCAGGGTGAGGCCGACCAAGAGGGCGCTCCGTGCATCTCGGGAGAGGGCGATCGCCATCGTCGAAGCGCTGGCCGACGCAGAGGCCATCGGTGCCGAGTTCTACGCCGACAATCCGTTTCGAGCCGAGCCTTCAGTAGTCGATAGTGATGAGGCCGCGATCGCCGTCTATCGCAAGCAAAAGCATGACGAGAAGCGCCCGGCGGGCCCAGCCCTCGACAGCTTCTCCAACATCGACGGAGCGTTCTTCTTCGGAGAGCCGCTCGAGGTGATCGCCGCTATCCCAGGCAGGGGCTTCGGTGGCAGGGGCGTCTACCTGGTCTACAAGATGACCGACCTCGCGTGGTATCAAGCCGCCGCAGATGTCGTGGTCGAGTTCATCGACAACGCCCTGTCGATGAAGCGCCCGGTGATCTCGTGGTCATATTGATGACCTGCACCTACAACGTCGGCGGCCCAGACGGCCCCGACAGGGAGTGTGGACGAGAAGCTGTCTGCAAGTGGGTACGACTCGTCGATCAGAGCGTCAGTGTCGTGACTTGTGGGCGCCATGAGCGCATCGTCGCTCGCGCGCTTGGTATCGCCCTGCCGATCGCCAAGGCACTCTACCGGAAAGAAGATGTCTAGGCCACAGGGAGTGGCAGAGGCGTTCGCGCGTCTCTGCCCAGACGTCCCCCCCGAACTCTCTCCAGACGTGAGGCTTGCGATATCAAACCCCTACATCTCGCTACAAGACATCGTGATCACCGGGCTCGAGGGTGGCTATGGCTGGTTCCTGGTCGAGTCCTACAAGCCCGAAGCCACGGGCGCTGACATGGAACCATGGGCCGTCGTCTCCGAGTATCCGGATGACCCCAACCGCCACTACGCCCTCGATCGCGTCAGCGTTCGGATCGGGCTCATACGATGGATCGACCACATGCTCGATCAGGGCCTCGAGCCTGTGCATATCGTGAGCAGCCTGGAAGACATGGACCTGAACATGGCGGACTGCGTCCTGCAGTTCGCCACATGGGGAGAGCTTCGATATGGTTGAACGTTGTGCCGACTACGGGCACGAAGAGATGATCCACGGGACCAAGCTCGCCGCTGCGGTCGCAGCCGACCTCGTGACCGAGAGTGTGGCCTTCACGTTGGACCCGTTCCCGCATGACGGCTACCGGTTCTCCTTCGGACCGGAGTGGGCGCGGCTATTCCGGGCCATCGTGGGAGACCGCCAGGATGGCGAGATCACGCATGGCAGCGATAGCGGCGGCGATGACCCCGTCTATCGCAAGCAGATGACCGATGCGGGCAGGGGAGCGTTGCTTCGATGAGCAAGCCACCCATCGCCTATACCAACGTGACCCACGACGACTGGGTGGCGACCGATTCGAACGAGATAAGAACGCTCCAAGAAACGAGTGTCGTCTTAGACATATGCCCCGTCTTGATCATCGACGACGATGGTGGAGACTTCAGGCGCTGTGGTCTACCGCTCCATGTCGTGCATACACGAACGATCCGTGGAGATGATTACGGATCCTGGCCCGTCCACGACGCCTATCTCGAGTGTGGTCACACGCTCGATGACATACGGTCGTCGCTTCGGGTGGAGGAGTACCTGTGAAAGACGACGACCCCCCCGTGCATGTGACTTACCAAGACCCGAAGGCCAAAGTCGTCCCACATGATCCCATCATGGACGTAGAGGTGGTGACAAAGGACAAAGAAGGGCGGCCCTCGTTGGTGCGGCATGTATGTCGCATCTGCGGGCGCCTCATCAGCAGCGGAAGACACGTGTGAGCATCCGTACCCTCATGGTGCGGCGGACGGCAAACAGCAAGACCGGGCCGGTGGACCTGGCGACATACAGGACGCAGGACTCTTGCCCGGTCACCTGCCCGCTCATGGGGGCAGGCTGCTACGCCGAGAACAACGGCCCACGCGGACGCCCCACGCTCTTCGCCACAGCGGAACGGGGCACCATCGTGGGCACAGACTATGGCCCGCTCGTCGAGGCACTCGACTCGCTCTCGCAGTGGTCGATCGTCCGCTTCAACGTAGCCGGTGACTATCTTCTCGAAGATGGATCCCCGGACATGGCCTACATCGAAGCCACGAACCATGCGAAAGGCGACGTCCTCTCGTACACGCATGCCTGGCGCACGTTGGACCCAGCATGGTTCACCGACAAAGCCAGACCGAACGCATCCTGTGACACACCGCAGGGCGTCTTCGATGCCAAGGCGGCTGGCTGGGCCACTGTCATCGTGGACCCGGATGGGAGCTACGGCCAGGGCACGAGCATCGGCGCGTCCCGGTGTGTCACGTGCCCATATGAGGTGAACAAGAGGCAGTGCATCGACTGCCGTCTGTGCGCACGCGGCAACCGACCATCGGTGGTCGTCTTCCCAGTGCATGGACAACGACGCATGCTTGCCGCGACAGCGCTACAGGAGATCACGACATGATCGATGTCTCGATCCACACCTACCCCAAGACGACGTTCGAACCACGAAAGATCGAGCCCGACGATGGTTCGGCGCCCTTCACGTGCCTCGACATCCGTTTTGAGGAAGGTGGGATGAACGTGACTATCTACACCGAGAAAGAGGATGTCGAGTCCGTCGACCGCATCATCAGAGCCCTGGTGCGGATCAGGGCATGGAGAGAGGATGCGGCCGAGCGATTGGCTCACTGAGCTTGGTGCCATCGATTTCTACCCGGAAGCCAAGCTGCACGAACTCGAACCATATGGCGTGGGATACGACGATGGACTGCTCGTGAGCCACATCGAGATAGGCCTCCCGTACAGCACATACGGCAGGCTGACTCGGGTCCCGCTGTTGACCGAGCGTGAGCTCATGCGAGAGGTACGACTGCTGGGGTTCGATCCTGTCTTCGAGAGACACGGAGCAGACAAGCTGGTGATCGGCTTCCAGGTCATCACCAGTGTGTGGACCCTGGTGCGCCCCATCACGATCGAGCGACCACCGTCCACGTTCGAGTCTGATCCTATGGCGAAGGCTCGGCTAGACCTAGCAGCGATCAGAAGGTATGGCTACTGATGGGAGCGCCAGAAGAGGTCGGCCTGCCGCCAACGCGGCTGCGCCACTTCGCCAATCGTGACTTGGAGATGATCGTGGTATGGACGTCACCGCGCGGAAAGGTCCCGTGGGGCGGCGTGCCTGCTGTCGCCACAGTCGATGGCCAAGGGTTCTATGCAGGAGAAATCGTCGGTGACGAGCTGATGGCGGTCGACCTGCTGACCAGCCTCGAAGATGCACGGGCCAACGCCAGGCGTCGGGACTGGCGATGACCGCCCCGCTCCGCATCTTCCGGGTGACGTACACAGCCCGGCGACCAGGCCCCCATGGATATCGCAAGGGACGAGTATTCGTGAAGGTGCCCTATGGGGGCTCCTTCGCGATGACCGAACTCCTGACCAGGATGGTCGCCATCGGGCAGGTAGAACGCTTCGAGGTCGCCATGGCGACAAAGCGTGAGATCGCATCATGGCGCCCGTTCCTGCGGCGCTGGCTACCGGCACTGACAGCCTCGAGCAACCTCACAGGAGTGGACTGGACAGCATGAAGACCAAGGCCGTCGAGGTCGGCGAACGCATCATCATCGAACTTGAGGTCAGGATCGCAAACACTTGCGACGACAAGACTGGCGGGAGGTGGTACTGCACGACCCACCGCAAGATGCTCCTGAACAACCTTGAGAAAGATGTCCACACCTATGACAGGCGCAGCCACAGATTGGCGTGGTTCTGCTTAGAGCACAGCGCCTATGAGGCACCGGGGCCACAGAAGTGAAGACCGTGAAGGTCTTGCGCACCTATATCTGCGACAGATGCGGTGCGACCCTCGAGGTTTGGGACGAGGCCGGAAGGGGCGTCGCAGTCGGTCTACCGGCAGGCTGGACGATCATCGAACACCATCTGCGCTCGCTCCTTTTCACCCATGAACTCTGCGAGATGTGTACGCAGAGTTTCGACAGATGGCTCAAAGATGTACTATCGTGACACGAACCCGCACACGACAGGAGACTAGATGGCAGGAGTGAACCGCTGGTACGGGATCGGCAACATGACGGCCGACCCCAAGATGAGCCAGGGCGACAACGTAGACAAGGATCGCTGCGAGTTCTCGATAGCGATCAACAAGCCTGGGCAGGATAGCGAGCCCACATACCTCGACTTCGTGACATGGGGCAAGCTGGCCGGGCAGGTCGCCGATTTCGGCCGCAAGGGACGGCTGGTGTTCTGTGATGGCGAGCTCGAGGTCCGCAAGTGGCAGACCAGCGAGGGTGAGAACCGCAAGCAGTTCCGCATCAAAGCCTACGTGGTGCGGTTCCTCGACCGACGGGATGATCGGGACGAAGACGATGGGCGCAGGCGCAGTCGTGACGACGAGCCCCGGCGCCAGCGTCGCGACCGAGACGATGAGCCACGTCGACGTGATCGTAACGATGAGCCAAGAGAAGAGGCACCACGTCGACCACGCGACCAAGCCTCTGACTTCGACGACCTACCGTTCTAGTGACCACGCCTAGTCGGCGCGCAGAGCTGAGACTGCATGTCATCCACGAGGAAGACCTACCCGGGGCGTTCCACGACGTCCCGACACTCTTCCAGAAGTGGGGACTGCACCAAGAACCGCAGGAGTGCGTCTGGGTCGTCGCCTACGACGCCAACATGACGGTGAGGACGGTCATGGAGGTGGCGCGTGGCTCGCATGTGCGAGCCGAGGTCCACATCCCGACGCTCCTAGCGTCCGTCCTGACGACCGGGTGCGAGCGATTCATGCTGGTCCACAACCATCCATCGAGACGTCTCGTCCCGAGCCTGGGTGATCGTGAGCTGACCATCGAGATCATGGATGCCGCGAACGCCTGCGGACTGTACTTCGAGGACCACGTGATCCTCACGCCGAACGGCAAGTGGTACAGCTTCGAGGAGCACGGACTCCTGAAACGAGCCGACTACATCGAGCACTCCGGGGCAGCCAGGAAAGCTGCCTCTGACCGATGACCAGATACGAACGACTAGCAGAGGCAGCGGGCGTTCGCCTCTGCACCGACTTCGAGTGTTTCTGGAAGGGTGGCATGGAGCCTGGCGTCGTCCACTTCGGGTACGTCAGGTACACGAGCAGGAGAGCGCTTTGGTTCCTGAAGGAAGCGCACTGGGCGACCATGATCAAGAAGCCCGAAGGACTGCCCCGATATGAACGAGCGATGTGGATCAACGCCACCGCCAAGAAAGCTGGCATCAGGATACCGAGATCGGTCTGGGAAGAGGAGCGAGCCAGGATGCGAGAAGACCTCTCGCGCTATGCGCGACATATCCCGCCCAGGTCGCGATCACTCGAGTACGAGAAGGCTGTCCGATGGGCAGAACGAAAGGAGGATCGATGACCAAGTCCGATCCAGTGAAGGAGTGGCATCCCGCCCTCCTCGATGACAGGGGGCTGAAGTTCGAGACGATCCGGATCGCCGACATCAACGTCGACCCGGCCTATCAACGCCCCCTCAGGGAGACGAAGATCAGCATGATGTGGCAAGCGTTCGACCCCGCTGAGCTCACGGCTATCGTCGTCTCACGCCGAGACGACGGCAGCCTCTGGGTCCTCGACGGGCAGCACCGCATCGAGCTCCTGACCCGCCTAGGAAAGGCGGTGGTGCTAGCTGACGTGCGAGAAGGACTGACGAGAGAACAAGAGGCTCATCTCTTCTACCGGCTCAACGAGGGCCAGACGAAGGTCGGGTCATGGGACAAGTTCAGAGCCCGCATGGCCGCCAAGGAGCCAGTGGCCATGCGCATCACGGAGATCATAGGGAAGCACGGTTTCCATATCGGACGCTCCGATGAGGACCACGCCATCCAGGCCGTCTCTGCACTGGAGGACATCTATAGCATCGGGCGCCTCGACAAGACGTTGGTCATCATCTCGACGGTCTGGCCGAACGACAAGACTGCACGCGAAGCCGTCATCCTCCAGGGCATGGGCGCGTTCCTACAGACGTTCGATGGGCAGATGGGCTGGGACGACGGGCGCATCCTCGAAGTGCTCGACAAGATCGGTCCATCCGCCATCCAGCGACGAGCCAGGGAGATCCAGCTCGAGACCGGGCGCTCTTACCAAAGGGGCGCCACTTTGGCCATCGCGTTTCGTGATGCCTACAACGGCCTGATGACACGCGGCTCCAAGCCGAAGGTCCAGCTTTACGGTATGCCACTCATCAACTGGAACGGCGTGAGAGCACGGACCCAGCACCGAGGATGAGACGACTCCCTCAGCGCTTGCTCGCCATCGAACTCCGCACGGAGATCGACCGCGCACTGCTGGGGGACACCAGGGCCACACGCCGAGCACTGGACTTGGCGTGCGACCCTGGCGCACGATCATCGCACGTACGGCACAACCTCCGTGCGTGGCGAGTGGCCTGGCTGGAGGGCGCGCGCCTGCGCGCCCTCAGTCAGGTCGACCCGAAGCCACTCGTTGGTGATATGGAGGACAAGATGGTCAGGAAGAACGAAGAGCTACTCCCGAAAGACATAGATGAGCGCATCCCTCCCGGGGAATACCTTCCCGACTGGGATAGTGACGGCAAACTCATCGGTGTCGTCCACGTTCCGGCCGACAGTGTCGCCACCAGCGATGACTTCTACCCGATCCGTGGCGACGCTGAGCCAGAAGTGAAGAAGTGAGTGACTGGAACCTGAGGTGGGCACACACAACCAGGCTCATGAGAAAGCCACCACCACACTCCATGCCAGGACGCATGGTGGTCAGACTGGTCAGTGGGTCATATGCCTATGGAACGGACGCCGATGACAGCGACTGTGATTACCGCATGGTCTTCCAATTGCCGAACTCTGAGTTCCTGAGCCTCGGTACCCCGAACTCCACGCACACCGACCCGCTCGACCAGGTCGGCCATGAGCTAGCCCACTATCTCCGTCTGCTCCTGAAGGGCAACCCCAACCTCGTGGAGATGCCCTTCATCCGCCCGGAGTGGTGGATTGAATCATCGGACACTTGGGAGGCCATCGTGGACGTCCGCGAGAGGTGGATCACGCGAGCCATGGCCTCCGCATATCGGGGCTGGATCTTCGGGGAACTGGCGAAGATCGGCCACAGCCCGACCATGACCCCAAAGCGCATCAGCCACTGCGTCCGCCTCGCCTACGAACTCCGAGGAGCTCTGAACGACGGCATCATCCAGCCCCATCTGACCGGCTGGCAGCAGCACAAGGTCATGGACTTCAAGGAGGACCGGCTCGACGGCTCGACCGCGATCCTCGAGGTCGAGGCGATCATGGAAGAGATCAGTGATGCCACTCTTCAGGCCCTACCGGAACCCCCCACGGAACTCGCGTCCGCCATCCTCAAAGAAGCTCGTCGGACTCACGGGGGGTGAACCGGGCCCACCCGTCGGAGAGCGCCCCATCGACCGACTTCTCTACTGGGATGGTGGGAGATGGGGCATGGTCTTCGGTGAGCCCGGTCTGTTCCCGTACGGACGGCCCATGATCATCGAACGTCGCCGACCATGAGCCACCGTACTCGTCGGAAGCGCAAAGAGGGAGGCAATCTCCAGTCCATCAGGATCCGCGATAAGACGAAGTGTCATCTGTGCGGTCAGGGCGTCTCTGCTATCGAGGCCTCGCGAGACCATCTCCATCCTCGCTCTTCCGGTGGCTACGACAAGAGCCGCAACTACAAGCTAGCCCACCGCGACTGCAACACGGCCAGGGGGGCGATGCCCATGGATGTGGCGCGCGCCGCCATCGAGGAACACCGGATATCTGGTGGACGCATGACCCGTCCGGTCATCGTCACGGTCCTGCGACGAGCCCATGGACGCTGGGTCAAAGCCGACAAAGAGACCTCACCCCTCCGGGCGGACCCGAAGTGATGAGGTCATCCTGCCCCTCGGTCGCTACTTCCGAGAGTTGCCGCCCGGGTTGCGAACCCTACGACGACTGAACAAGGAGTGTAACACATCTTGTCCCGCCCACGGGTGGCCATCTCTGGCAGTCGCACGTTCACGGACCGCGCCCTCGTCGAGCTAGTCGTCGACCGCCTCATCGAACGCCAGGCCAGGATCCTCGTACCCTGCAGTGACAGTGGCTGCACTGCTGGTGTCGACACCTTCGTCCATGAGCGTGTCGCCCAGCGCGACGCAGACTATGACCTCTTCATCGCCCAGTGGAAGAGATACGGCAAGCGCGCCGGGTTCATGCGCAACGAGACGATGATCAAGGAAGCCACCGAGTTGGTCGCCATCATGGCGACCGGGCCATCACCTGGCACATCCCATGCCCTACTCTGTGCCCAGCGTCTCGGGATCACGATGCACGTCTTCTATGACGGCAAGTGGACCTCACTGACAGCCTAAAGGAGCCACGTCCATGGATCCTATCTGCGACAACTGCCCCCACCTGGAACGAGACCACTACGTGAAGAAGGACGAGTCCATGACGGGCTGCATGTTCTGCATCTGTCACGCTTACAGGAGTGCTGTCGTCCCTGAGTTCACCGTCGATGCCGAGGTCTCAAGGGATGCCGAAGAGAAGCCCGAAAGAGAGTGAGCGTCAGGTCCTCTCCCCGCGAGTAGCAAAGCGAGCCGCACCGAAGCTGGAGCGCACGCCATGCTGTGGCGCTCTTGTGCTCTGGTGCCGTCCCTTCCAGTGCGTCCACGAGTGGGAGGCTCGAAGCCAAGGAGGGTCGGTCTACTGACTCTTCCTGGGCTTAGGGGGGCCCGGGGGTCCATGCATCTCGCCCTGGCGGATGCGAGCGAGCCTCGCGAATATCTGCATGTGGCTCTCGTCGGCGATGGTCCACTTCTGATGTTCCCCGAACGGGGGGACCACATCCTGACGCCTGATCTTCGGTTCCATGACGTTCCTCGTTCTCGAGGCCCTTCGTGGGCCTCTATAGGATCGTCATGTGATGAACCTCCTTATCAGCCTGCTCTGTGCGGCGATCTAGCCGTTTCCTAGATTACTCGAAAGGATGACTGATGAAACCATCATGGTGGAGCAGCGCCCCAAGATGGCTCAAGGATGAACTCGGCGGGGATGACTACCACCTTCCGGGAACAACGCCCAAGCCACGACTCGAGAGGAGGCCTTTTGGAGGAGGCCGTCGCAAGATGACTTTCAGAGACATGGATGCCATCTCGCCAGACGATATCGTCCAGAGGCTAGACCGGTCTTGATCTGCCGGAGATCAGAGTGAGAGAGGCAGACCCTCCCCCTTTCAGGGGAGGTCTTGGTTCTGCCGTATGACCATCGGTCGGTCGGCTGGACCACACATGCTCATAGCGAGGTCGGCTACCCGTCATAGCCTCTGGCATGTGCCCCCACGGGCGGGTCGGGAGTGTCTATGGTTGATTCATAGCCGAGCACGGCGCAGGGGCCCAAGAACGACGCAAGGGACATCCGCCGTGCGATCCGAGCCTTTCGCTCGGCTCCCCGTTGCCTGGGGGAAGCACCACTTCGGCTTACGCCTATCCTGGGTATTTGCGGATGGGACACGTTTGTGTCACGATGTGTTCGCTTCTGGAGGGCAAAAACCTTACGCAAGGCAGAAGCGTCGAACCCCCGGCTCATGGCCGGGGGTTCTTTTTGGTCGATGATCTACGCGAGCGTTCGACAGGAACGTGGTGTCCTTGCCCTGTTCGGATGGCGCTCGCATAGGAGCGTCATCCTACACCTTGTCAGAGGCTTGTCACTGGGTCATCTTGCGAAGTGTCGTGGTCAGGCATGTCCACCGCGCTTGAGGCGCCTGACGTGTAGGAGGCGGCGGCCGTGGATACGTTGCCCCAGGCGGCCCGTGTGCCGATAGCGGAGTTGACATAGCCGTAAGTCGAGCCAGCGGCCATGCCAAGACTGTCACTCTCGGCGTAAGCGTCGATGTCAGCGCCCATGAAGACGAACTGCCAGCCCTTCTTGCGCATCTTAGCGATGAGCTCGCGGACTCGTTCCCTGCTCCACTCCCGGCTGGCGTTCTCCAGCCCATCGGTGACGATGAGGACGATGACCTTGCCCTTCGGCTTGCGATCACGGAGACGGCTGACCACGGACCCGACGGCGTCCATCAACGGTGTCATCCCTCGGGGCCGGTAATCGGCCGAGCGGATGGTGGCCTCCTTCGTTGGTCTCTGCTCGAAGACGTCTTGGACGGTCGGCTCGCCGGACACAGCATCGAACTGCGACAGTGAGATGAGCGTCCCGGGTGGTTGCTCTTTCACGAACTTGTTGAAGCCCTTCACCGTCTCGTCGGCCACGACGCCCATCGAGCCTGAACGGTCGAGGATGACAGCCACCTCGGTGGGCTGCTCCTGTTTGGTCATGGTGCTCCTTTCTTGAGCCATATCGGTTCCTCATCCGACCAGACGAAGTCGGTCGTGATGCGTCCTGGGATGACGGTGAACACGGTCCTCCCGCTCTGGTTGGTGACCATCGTGGGGGCCTTGATGTGCTGATAGCCACCACGCAGGAACGACCGCAGGCCCATGGTCTCTTGAGCAGCCCTGTGGTAACTGGTCATGTCAGCAGATTGACAGACTCCATGGCATACGTCAAGAGTGAAAGAGGGCCCCCCGGCTTGCGCTCCGAGCCGGGGGGCTGAGTAGAGGAGGAACCACAGTCTACCTTATCCGTAAGTACCCGGATGCTCCGAGCAAAGCTCCCGGGTACGGGATAGAGCATACCATCGTGTCACCATCGTGTATGCTTTCGTCATGACGACCACAGCACAGGAGGTCTTCCAGGATGGCGGAAGGCCAGTGAGGTCCTGGGCCATCGACCTCGATGACGGAGCGCGACAGCAGGCTCTTAACGTATCTCGGTTGCCCTTCGTGATGGGCCATGTCGCGCTGATGCCAGATGCCCACCAGGGCTATGGGATGCCGGTCGGCGGGGTCTTCATGGCGGACAGCGCCATCGTCCCCTACGCCATCGGCGTGGACATCGGCTGCGGTGTGAGTCTCATCCAGACCGGCAGACCAGCAGAAAAGTTGACCCCAGCGGAGGTCCGCCGCTTCCTGGGTCAGGTGGCTCGTGACATACCGGTCGGCAACGGTCCACAGGCCCAGCACCGAACGCAAGGCGACCCCGTAAGCCCATGGATCGGTGCGTCTGACCGAGTCTCTGCGTTCGTCGAGGCAGCCGAGGTCCAGCTTGGTACGCTCGGTGGTGGGAACCACTTCCTCGAGCTCCAGCGTGGCGACGATGACGGGATGCTCTACTTCATGATCCACTCGGGGTCGCGCTCGTTGGGCAAGAAGACCTGCGATCTTCACCATAAGCGAGCCCTGGCTCTGGACCGCATGTGGCATAGCGCGCTGCCTCATGACGAGGTCGCATGGCTTCCTTTCCGCTCACAAGAAGGCGCTGAATACTTCGACGACATGGACACGGTTCTTCAGTGGGCTGAGGAGAACCGCAAGCGCATGGCGGTGAAGGTCATCGAGGCGTTCAGCACCGTGCTTGGCATCGAGGCTGCGATGACCCATGACATCCATCACAACTATGCAGCATGGGAGCAGCACGGCGGCAAGAACGGCATCGTCCATCGCAAGGGCGCGGTGCGTGCTCGAGAGGGCGAGAGGGTCCTCGTCCCAGGCTCCATGTCCACGGGCTCCTACATCGCCGAGGGCCTGGGTAATCCCGAGAGCTTCTCCACTTGTCAGCATGGTGCTGGTCGAGCACGTAGTCGTGCCGCGACCCGAAAGATGCTCTCGCTGGAGCAGATGGACCAGATGCTGGTCGACGCCGGAGTCCAGCTCGTGACGCCGAAGCGAGCCGACGTCATCGATGAGGCCGCCCTAGCCTACAAGGACATCGAGTCTGTGATGGCAGCGTCAGCCGATCTCGTGCGTCCGGTCCAACGGCTTTCGCCGATAGGGGTCGTTAAAGGCTAGTCCGTGTCACCATCGTGTCACGATGGTATGATGGTGATGCTCGGGGACCGGGCTTCGACATCTGGGGAAGGTGTGGTTTGCTCCTGAACACGGTCCCTGAGCAACGTGCCATACAGGTGACACGGACGGAGCGCAGACTGGACGCATGGCAGACCCACTGGTCCTCTCAGGTTCTTCCCTCAACACCTTTTTGAACTGTGGTCGCCAGTGGGAATATGCCTACGTACAGCGCATCAAGCGACCGCCCAGGCTGAAGATGGTCCTCGGCAGCGCTGCCCATCGGGCCGTCGAACTCGACCTCGTGAACAAGATGGAGACCGGTGAGGATCTTCCTCGGGCCCAGGTCCAAGAGACGTTCCGCGATGAGTTCGTCCGGGGAGCGAACGATACTGACGATGACACCGACGACGTCGGCAAACTGACCGACTCAGGTATCAGCACGGTGGGCGTCTGGCATGATGTCGTCGCCCCCAAGACTCACCCCAGACTCATCGAGCAGCACGTCCAGTACAAGCTGAACGGCACCGTCATCGATGGCACGATCGACATCGTCCACGAGGATGGCCGCATCGGGGACTGGAAGTTCACCGCCAAGACCCCCGACAAACGGGGCGGAACCTATCTCATCCCCATGGTCGGCTATGCCATCGGCTACCGGCGTATGAGTGGAGAGGTCGAATCGGGCGTCGTGCTCGACTTCATGGTCAGGCTCAAGCAGCCCAAGCATCATCCTGTGTCCAGCGGCCCCGTCCCCGACGAGTCCATCGTGGCCTATGCCGGCATCGTGGATGACGTGGTCCGCTCCATCGATGCAGGGCTGTTCCCGCCGACTGGATTGAAGTCGGGTGCCTGCTCTTGGTGCGGGTATAAATCGATTTGTCCAGCCTTCCGTGCTGCTAGCATCTAGATGATATATGCTATTGGCATGGACAGGTTCAAAAGGACAGAAGACCCCGCCACCTTCTTTTCACTCATAAGCCCTGACGGGTGCTGGGAGTGGTCGGGGGCCAGGGACAAAAACGGCTATGGACAGACCAAGATTGGGATGCGTTCTGTGAAGGCTCATCGCAAAATCTGGGCCATGCTCTATGGGGGTATCCCCGAAGGTCTTATGATCCTCCATCACTGTGACAACCCGCCATGCGTCAGGCCTAACCACCTGTTCTTGGGGACTGCGAAGACCAATCGGCAGGACGCAGCATCCAAAGGACACATCCCACCCCCTATACATCTCCGTCAAGTCGGCGAGAACAACCCAAGCGCCAAACTAACGGCTGATGATGTCAGGGACATCAGGGCACGCTATGCGACGGGGACCATCAGTCAAAAAACACTTGGTGAAGAGTTCGGTCTAGAACAAGCCTCTGTCTCACACATCATCCATCGCAAGTCATGGAAGCATATCTAGGAGGACAGATGAGTCCAGCGAAAGAAGTCATCACGGATGCTCGGTCGCTCGTCTCCAAGCTCGCTAGGATCGCGAACGCTATCGGTGACAAGGAGCCCATCAGGCACAGCCGAGACATCAAGTTCCCGTATCACGCCGCGCGTGACGTCTACGGCTGGTGGAGACCGCTCTTGCAGGATGAGGGCATCATCTTGATACCCGATGTGACGAGATGTGATGTGATGCAAGCCACGCTGCCACGCTCCGGTGGGGGGACCCGCGTCACCTTCCTCACCACCATCCAGGCCTCGTTCACCATCATCGATGGAGCGACGGGAGAGAAGGTCGAGGGGTCTGCTGTCGGTCAGGGCGAGGATCCTAGCGACAAAGGTGCCGGAAAGGCCATGACCTACGCCGAGAAGGCGTTCTTGCTCGGGATGGGCATGAACGGCTCCGAAAGCGACGTGGAGGCCTACGCCGACTACGAAGACATCCGCACCTCACGTGAAACACGCGACGTCGTCGTCGAAGACTCCAACATCGAGGGCATCGCCCGGGGTGGGCGCTCTACGAACGCCACAGACGTCCAAGTGAAGAGGGTCCGCAATCTTGCAGGCGAACTCGGGTATGGCGTCAACAAGAGTGTGGGGCTCGTGAAGGACGTCCTCGACCTCTCGCCTCGCCTTCCTGAAGAGCCTGATGATCAGGGTCCCGCGTTCGTCCGCTTCCTCGAGGGCCTGAGCGCAGACGAGATCGGCCGACTCATCCAGTACATGGAGAAGATGCTGGAGCCCACGCCACGTGACGACAGCGGCTACTAGGCATGAGCATGCTTGGGACCGTGTAGACAGCGACACCCTCGAGTGCCTCTGTGGGTTCCGACGCAAGCCTCGTCTTTTCATCATCGAAGAAGCAGCGCCAGTCCTGCATGATGCCATCTCGAACCACATCCGTTTCCTCTGGGAGGAGCGCGATATGGTCATCGAGCGCGGTGAGAGCACTCATGAAGCCAACCGTCAGATCAAGATGGCCAGGGCGATGTTGCATCAACTCATCGAGATAGAGGAGGAGTTCGCGTGGTGATCACACAGCCGGTCTTCGGTGAGATCGTCTGGTGCCCACGCTGCAAGGGCAAGGGCACCATCCCCAACATCCATCCCGACAAGCCGCGCGTCCCTTGTGGACGATGCAAGGGCACGGGCACCGTGAAGAACGAGGGGCCCATCGCCCCCATCAAGAAGCCATGACGACACAGGAGACCCTGGTCGAGGCTTTCATCGAGGCGCTTCTTGAAGAAGGCTATATCGACGTCAGTTCAGGTTCGTTCTGGGAGCGCGATGAAAAGACGGAAGAGTATGTCCGTCGCACGGATGAAGACGACTACTTCACAGAAGACGTCGAGAGGTTCTGTGCGGCCATGGCGAAGCACTTGCCAGATCGACCATGAGCGTCTTCGATGGGTACGGTCCCACGTTTTCCCAGGTCGAGTACACGGCGGAACGGGTCATGAGTAGGCGAGTCCTCGAACCGATTTTCGAGGAAGTGGTACGAGGAAAGCGAGGAGCAGGCCATGAAGGAGGGCTGCTTCAGGTTCGCCATGAAGTCCGATGGTGTCATCGTTCCTGACACTTGGGAGACACGGGTCGACAGTGACATCGACATGTGTCCCTATCCGGTCGTCTTGGGCCCGGTCGTGGCATGGCAGTGGGAGCCTCGCCGTACGGATGTCATGGTCGTCACCGCATGGGTATGGCCGAACGTCCGTCAAGAGCACCGCAGCCAGCTTCTAGGTTGGCGCCATCCACACTTCATGCATGTCCGCATGTTGGTAGCAGAGCACTTCGACCTCTCGAAGATGGCTTATGAGTGAACGGCTCACCTGCATGCTTTGCGGGAAGACCGGCTACGACAAGGACGTGGCCAACGCGATGGCTGTGTGGAAGACAGGGGAGTTCGGCTGGGGACCACGTTGCCGTGACGTCTGGGATTGCTATAAGACCGTGATCGTGATCGATGAGGAGTGGCAGCTCAAGAGTGTCCCCCGGCGACCAGAGGGAGAGGATCTGCCATGGTGAAGAGAGAACAGGTCCCCTGCGTGTTCAGGACCTCGTTCGTTCGTGAGGAGATCGACCCGCGCATCAAAGCGGCATGGCCAGGACGAGCGCCATGGGGCGACCTTCGGAAGACGTGGAAGACGGAGTACTGCCTGCGCGTGAACCCGACGGGCTATCCTGAGGATTGTCCGTTCAGCGAGGAGGACTGTGCTCTGACGTTCTTGCAGGCAGTCCTCATCGTGACCGAGGCAGAGAGGCCTGGGGCCCTGTTCAGACGAGTCGCAGCGACCAGAGGTATGGAACGTGCCGATCAGCGCCCACTTGCGAGAGACCGTGTTCCTCAGAGACGCCAGAGCGATCTGGCGAGCCAGCGAGGAGCATATTCATCATCATCTGTCGTTCAAGCGCTTCATGGCCCAGAAACGGTCACGCCCACTATGTCTCGTCGAGGTGCTCGACCCATCAGCATCGGTGAAGTGCTCGGGGCGCTGGACTTTGGAGCACGTCAAGGATCAGCTCAGGATGGGGAAGAGGGCCCCGGATGATGAGTGGCATCTGGTAGTGCTCTGTGAGTTTCACAACGTCTGGTCGCCCCCGAGCAAGCGGCTTCGCGAGAGCATCAGAGCGTACCTCGCAGACGCCTACCCAGAGGCGCCTCTCGAAGGTGGCAGCAGCCCTGAACCAGGCATGGCGCTGGACGGCGACCAAGAAGCCGGGACGTAACGAGGGTAGAAGGCTCACAGCCGAGGACCTCGCCAAGGTTTGGCTAGATGACGCCGGACGATGCCGCTACTGCGATATCGATATCCCGCTGATGACCGCTTCGTTCGATCACGTCGTCCCCCTCTCGAAGCAGGGCCCCCATCTGCCACAAAACCTCGCGGCATGTTGTATCACCTGTCAGCGTTCTAAGTACACCAAGACATCCGATGCTTATCAAGAGTTCATGAGACTTCAGGTAGTATGCCCTTGTGGGACCGTCTTCCGACCACGATGGGCTGATTGGGTCAGGGGGTACGGCCACTATTGCTCTCGCTCGTGCTCGGGCAGGGCGGGCGGGGGGCTCTCTTGAACCACGCTTCTGGTCCAAGGTCGTCTGTGACGTCAGGACGAGGTGCTGGAACTGGACAGGGACTCGGGACCCCAGCGGGTACGGCATCGTCACGATGTACTACCGGAACGTGTGAGCGCATCGAGTCAGCGGACCGCCTAGATGAGAAGCTCCTCGTCTGCCATCACTGTGATAACCCATCGTGCGTCTCGCCGGACCATCTCTTTCAAGGGACAGATGGAGACAACATGGCCGACCGTGACGTCAAGGGTCGCGTCGCGCACGGAGAGACACACTACGCAGCCAAGCTCACGAACTCACAGGTCGCCGAGATACGGGGACGCTTCAGGTTTCGCGACCAGGGCCCCGATAGTGGAGTTGCCCTTGCTCGGGAGTTCAAGGTGACGAAGGCTGCCATATCGAACATCATCCGGGACCGTAGGCGTCTTCATGGCTGATCGACGGACGAAACGCCAGAAACTTGAGGCCATGGCGCAACAGCACGTCTCGCCCAACGAGGCCCGCATCGCCCAGCGTCTTCTCACCGAGCAGGACAGCGGACCCATCCCTGATAACCCCCATGGTGGGGTCCACTTCACGAAGTGGCGTGGCAGGTGGATACCCTTGTTCACGAGCAACCACTTCGCTGACGATGACGTTCCGCAGGAGCGCACAGTCGATGCACGGTCATCGCCCGATACCGTCGTCATCAAGCTCGATGGCGTCGACATCACCTCGGATGTGGTCTTTGCCCAACCCAGATCGCTAGGCCGCAAGACGAGTCCGAAGAAGGCTTACGACCAGATGACGTTCGAGGAGTTCTGGTATCAGGAGACCGGACACTACCCAGAGTGGAAGATAGACGAGTGAAGTGGGGTTTCACGCTCCCTGGACAACCGCCAAGCTGGAACACGGCCTATCGCATCATCACGATGCATGGTCGGCGCGGTGGCTATCAGGCACTCGGCAAGACGCCAGATGCGAAGCGTTACCAGATCGGCGCCGCCAACATCATCCGTAGCGCCAAGCCATCACGTTGGAAGCCGATCGGGCAACTGCGTATCCACTACTGGCTCTATCTGGCCCGCGATATGGACTGCGACAACGTCCTGAAGCTCATCAACGATGTCATCCAGACGGCCACAGGAGTCGACGACAAGTGGTTCCTACCGACAGTCGAGGAGAAGACGACAGGATGGGGCAAGAAGGCGCGAGTGGAGGTCGTCATCGAGGACCACGAATCGCCCTATGCGGGTCGACCGGCCTCGAGCACTACCCCGACTCCCTCCTCGAGTTCATCGGCAGTCTCCCCGCCAACACCGTCCTCTGTCTCAGGGCTCCCGAGAAGCGAGATCCAGGCCTCTTCGAACAGGTGATGGCCAAGCTGGCCATCAGTCTGTGGCTTGACGTGGAGTGGTTTCGTCCTGACCCGATAGGGGGGAAGGGGGCGACGTTCCTTCGAGATATCGAGTTGGTGCGCTCGGTCGATCTGGTGTTGGCATACTTCTCCACCACCACGCTGATCGGCGGGACAGCACACGTCGTCGAGAAGGCGATGGACTTGGAGACACCGGTCTATGCATATGGCTTCACCGGAGATGGCTTTATGCGTGTCGGTGAGCATGATTCGCATGACGCATGGGGTCGATCAGTCCCAGGATAGAGCGCCGGGGGGCTGACCCGACAAAGGCACTGCTCTATCGCCCCCCGGCGGACTTGGTCCTACCATCCGGCCCCCCTGTGTCGAGGGTCGAAATAGACCGCTGTGATTGTCGCGCATCTGAGAGCATGTTGGCTAGTCGCACCATCTGCTTTGATCGCCAGCCACGTGGATACTTCAGGAAGGCTCGTTTGACCGCTCCATCACGCAGGCGTCGTACCGGAGCGGTCCATGATGGATCGGAGCGACGGAGCTCATAGCGCCTCTGGCGATCACGTTGGCAGGCTCGACAGACCGGCCACTGCTGACCTGCCACATAAAGACCGACGATCTCTGTGGGATGACCCTTTGGGCAAAGGTCCTCATGGACGCTGACGTCATGGGGTGTCCAGTTGCAATACTGGCACCGCATCTATCAATACCAAGCGAGCAACTTATCTACGGCCGACACGATGATCGTTCTGGTGTCGGTGACCGAATAACGTTCTGGCTTGGCGTTACGGATGGCTCGGTCGTTGAGCCATGCCGTCGTATGATCTATCGGCTCAGACAGGATGATCATCCTGTAGGCGACCTCGAACTCCCTCACCGACACTCGGCGTAAACGCCGCATGGCTTTGGTCATCCGATAGCGCGGCCCGTCTTTATCAGCAAGCCATGACTTGAGCTCCGGACTCCACTGAGGTGCCCCACCAGCATCGAGTGCGACCGAGTGCATCCGGATCGGGATGTCCTTCGTCCAGTCATCACGAAGGATGACCATCCACTTGGCGGTGTGTTCGACGACATCTGGAGTGATCGGCATCGATACACGGTATCAAGTCTGCGGACCATGGTGGCTCTTCTCCTCCCATGCCGCTCGCCGTATAGGATCGGTCGGCACGAGGAGCGCACCACAATCAGGACACTTGGGAACCTTGATGCGGGGTGTCTTGAGAGCCCGATGAGCCGTCTCTCGTGGACATCGAGGACAGATGAGGGGGATCCCATATCCCCCGACGGTCATGGCCCCCCGTTATGGCCGTCCCAGTCCTCCATGCTCTTAGCCCTCCGGGACAGGTTGCTGTGGATCTCGCGTCAGAAGCCGCGGGCCACTCTGGGGCCCCCACGATCTAAGTATCGAGCCTGCGGTCTCGACCACGTAGAGGCCTGCCGCTGCGACACCGATCGAGAGCAGGGCTGGCACGTTGGCGACTGGGATGACGATATTGTCAGCGAAGTAGCCCGCGAAGAGCAACAGCCAGATGGGGATGACGCGACCCATGATGTGGGTGCGCAAGAAGGCGGCTACGACGTCGAGTTCGAGGGTCTGATCGCGGATAGCTGCCGCGACTCCTAGGGCGAAGTCCAAGAGTGGAAGGACGATGACCCAGATAGCCAGTTGCCCCGCTTCTGAGTCGAAGAACGCCTTGATGGCTTCCGGCATGACGATATCTCCCTATGTACGGCGCACGACGCTCGAGTGGACATATCCCACTTGGCTAGCTGAAGGGACCCAGACACGGAACCATGTCTTGTTCCCTCCGATGGCCTCGCCTTGTTCGGTGCCACCAGATGTGAGTCGTTGGCGCCCTGCGATCGTGGCGATGACGAACGCCGTGCGGTCAGGATGGAGTCGTACGTTGGCCTTGATCCTGGCCTCCACCCTCTGGACGCGCATGACCACGGCATAGATGCCACCTGAGAACTGACTCGCGAAGCGCTCGACATACTGTTCGGCTTCATGGATCGGCCAAGTGATCCAACCTTTGGGGATACCAGGACGTCTGCCATCGTTGAGTGGGTCGCCGACGCGCACTTTGTCCGGCTGGACAGCCTGATACATGACGCTGTGCAGCCCCTTGAAGTCCTTGTCGCCCTTGAGGTTCTGTGGCAGTGAGTCGTAATCACCGCTCACGACCGCGAAGCGTCCTGCCTTCAGCATCGAGAGCAGTGCGGGCCAGTGGAGGGCATCGGTGAAGTCGAAGGATTCGACGGGGACACCCAGTCTCTCCATGGCGTTGGTGATGCCGCTGATCGTCAGCCCACCCTCCATGTCGCCTGTGAGTCGACGGAAGTGCTCTGGGGTGGGGTCCTTCAGGCCTAGCGTGGCCTGGTCGGTAAGCATGGCTCCCGAAGCGGCACCGCAGTTGGTGGACTGCAGCGGACTGCCAGTGAGTTGCTTCTCGAAGTGCGGCAAGTAAAAACGCATCACATCCTCCTAGCCCATCGGGCCCGCTGGCCAGCGCCACACCGTGGCGTTCCCGGCAAGCACGGGCGCCACCGCCAGCGCGCCGACGAAGGCCAAGAGGGTGCCGGCGACGCGCGGACCACCATAGAATCTCGTCACGCTGTCCTCCGTAGCGTCAACTCATCCCACGCCCATGCCGTCACGATGATCGCTGACGCCACCCTCAGGGAGAGGGACACGAACGACACCATCACCTCTATGACCGCACCATCCAACGTGAGGAGATGTCGAGCGAAAAGCGTCCAGAGGCCGAGGATCGCGAACATGACCAAAGCCATCTTGGCTGCGAGTATGTTCGACCGTCCATCCCAGAATCTGACCACCAAGATGACCATCAAGATGATGTGGATGGCGACGAGGATGTTGAGAGACATCAACCCATCGTTGATCGTGATCAGGTCATCCATCTTTCAGTCTCGCGACCCCGGCTAGCGTGAGAGCGGATGTCGTCAGTGTGGCCAGGAGTGCCACCAAAGTCCCTTCGCTCAGAGCATAGTCCTTCTGGATGAGCGGAAGCAACACGACCGCGACGATGACGAAGACCATGGTCCCGACGATGACGGCGACCGAGACAGCCCTGATCTTGGCGAGTAGGCGCTGTTCCTCTGGCGTCGGCTTCGACATGCGTGCTCCGTTCATGGTCTTGTCTGCGAGCGGCGCACTGCACCTCACCCATATCGATGACAACCCCCGGTCTTGGTGGCCGACCTCCTGCTTTCTATCTATACCAGCCATCCAGCCGATCTAGGCTTTGATGATACGGATGTATCCGGGCATGTAGTTACCCGCCCCGCCTGCCCCGGCCTGGATAGTTCCGTTGGAGTCCGCTCGCCATGCGCGCCATGAGTAGGTGTGCGCCGCAGCCGATGGTGTCAGGCGCACCGTGATGAGCCCCGCGGTGCGCCCGCTCGACTGAGTAAGCTGCGCCGTGATGCCAAGAGCAGTCGAGCCGTCGAACAGGTCGATGAGCACACTGGCGGTGCCGCTGCCCGTCACGATGTAAGGCGCCCACAACTCGACGATGATTGCGGTGCTGCCGTTGAACGTGATCTCTGCCGCCGTGACGATCACGTCGGCCCCCGCCTCGGTCGTCGCCGAGACGGCGACTGGCGAAGTGAACTCGACGTAGCTGTATTCACGGCCTGGCGCGATCTCCGCGATCGCCTGTGCCAGCCCAGCCGCCGTGAGGACCGCGTCGATGGCGGCTCCGTCGTCATGGGTGGCAGGTGTCGTTCCCTCTGCTCCTCGTTGGACCGTCAGGGTATTCGTAGCTCGTGAGGTAACGAGCATGAGTTCGTCGTCAACCTTGACGCGGAAGTTACCTGACGATGGGAAGACAGCACCAGAGGCGACATCCACCCCTGTCTCGTTGTCATCGAGAGGCTCCGCGAGTGTCGTGTGGCCAAAGTTAGCGAGCTGCTCTGTCATGTCGTATCTCCGAGGGTATCGTCACCCAGTGTGATCTCGCCGAGGTTGCTTCGTGCCTCACTATCGCCTATCACAGCATCGATCGTGAAGGAACCCATCAAGGTATCAGTGAGGATGGCTTCGATGCTGAAACTCTTGCCCAAAAGCCAAGCATCGACCGTCAGTGAACCACTTGTAAGAGCGCGGATGATCGCATCCGCGGAAGCCGACCCACTGATCACTCTCTTGGCGATGGCATCTACTGTGAGGAGGCCTGACAGCGTCCTCTTCGCGACGGCACTGGCTGTGAAAGAACCTATCTGGCCGATCCTGATGATGCTGTCGACCGTGAAGGATCCAGGCACGGTGTCACTTTCAAGCCACGCGTCGATGACCCAAGATTCCAGGCGGGTACGCATGATGATGGCGCTCGCCGAGAACGAGCCGCTGATCCGGTAGGTGTTCTCAAGTACGGACAGTCTGGAGTCGAGGATCGTGAGAAGGGCTTCGACCGTCGAGCCGGCAGGTAGGGCTCCGATAGCCTCTGTGAGCTCCACGAACGTCGTTGATAGATCGCCGAAGTGATGCTCTGTCCCGCGCTCATGTCGATTGCGGTAGGTCGTATGGCTCATACGATGAAGGCGTTGATGGTGAAGATGCCAGCGATGCAGGCATCGACAGTGAAGATGCCACCCTTGCTGAGCACAGCATCGACCAGGAACGACCCGGAGAACGTCCTCTTGATGACAGCATCCATGACGATGACCTGGTCGCTGATCCACGCGTCGACCGCGAACGTCGCCTTCGTGCGCGTGTAGTCCTCGAGATAGACCAGACGCTGGGCCATGTCTGCCAGCACCCAGTGGATCGGTGTGAACGCTTCGTACTTCCCGACCTTCTCCGAGAGGACTACGTAGAGATCGCTCTCTGGTCCGAAGTGATCCCTGACGCGATGATGCTTCCAGCGCTCACCGATGATCCATGCGTCGATGGTGAACGAGCGAGCAGTGATGACGGCATCGATGGCGAAGGCGGGCAGCGCCGTCTTGAAGATGACAGCGTCGACGACGAACGAGGAGGCTGGCATCTCACTCGCTCACGTATCCGATGGCCCACATCTGATCACCCGTTCCTGGCGCGGTGATGAACGTCACCTGCTTGCTCGTCGGGTCATAGGTGTAATCGATGGTCGGACGCTGGAAGAGGCCGTTGAGGAAGAGGTCGAACTGACCCTGATAGAACGTGTATGGGAACGTGAACGAGGTTCGCGTCCCGTTGGCGGTCTCATCTGGATAGACGGTCGCGAACGACCCTGCAGGCACGCCAGCGCTTGAGTTATCCACCAAGACGGTCGTTTGGCCGATGGTGCCCTTCTGTCGCCGCAACGCCCTCCAGAGATGCCGAGAGTCCGAGAACGAGGTCCCGAACTCACCCTCAAAGCGGACATACGTCTGGCCACCAGGATTTTCGGTCGGCAGGGTCGGGAACGAGACACGGATGCTGCGGCATGGCAGCGTCGTGACCAGTGGGACTCCTGGACTCGGTCCTTGGGTGTAGAGGATGAAGTTCATGAGCATACCCGGGACGACATGTGCGCCGCCAGGGACATCATGGGCGAACCACACTACGTTCATCGTCTCGGTGGGTCGTGAGAGTCCGCCCTCGATGCCTTGTGTCGGGACAGTCCCTGGCGGGCCGTTGATGATGACGAAGGCGCGGTTTTTCACCGATCCCTGGGTCAGGTAGTTCTCCTGCCCAGCCCGTTCCTCGGCATACTGCCAGCGCCCATACAGGTTGCGACGGTCGATGGCGGCCTGCTCTCGGTCAGCGGGCTGTAGCCTTCCGTGCCATGTCGCATCCACGGCTGGCGGGTCAGGATAGCGAGCGAAGACGATGTCGCCTGCTGGTCCACCGGGATTGCGGATCGAAGAGCCACCCCAGACGAGCGCATCGGTCACGACCTGCTCGAAGTTCTCTGAGTACTCGCCCTCACGGAAGCCGATGGTCGTGACGCCGTTGGGGTTCGAGTCTGTGAACGCCCACGGCGATAGCAGCGTCTCGTATTCATGGAGATGGACCCTGAAGTCGGCGTCGATGTAGTAGATGACCCCACCGTTGTCTGAGAAGTCGTCCATCTGTTCGCGCCATGTCTTGCCCTGTCCGACGAAGAGTCCACCGTTCTCCTCTGTCCCATACGAGGTCGTGATGACATCACGGAACGTCGCGAAGTCGAGTCCGGCAGGGACGTCGATGAAGTTCTCCATCAGGTACTTGAAGGCCTCGCTGATGGTGCGCGAGCCAGAGGGCACCTCGAGCGCGCTCGTGGGGTCCGCTGAGTCGTAGAGCACACGCTTATCGAAGAGGATGTTGAAGTCTGGCCCTGTCAGGATCCACTTCCTCGAACGGACCGCGGACGGCACGGATGTGTCATCTGCGGCGAGGAAGTTGCCACGTCCGATGCGCATGAGATAGCCACCGAAGAGCGGCATGCTATCGAGATGGAACGCCAGCTTTTCGCCCGCTGTCGGCGAGAAGTTCTGAGAGAGGTCCCGAGCAGCTAGCTTGAACGAACCCTGGACAGGGTTGGCCTGACTCGTGAACATCGTCTCCTGATAGACGACACGGTCGCTGATCTCTGTCCCGTCGAGCGTGATGGAGATGTCGGATGGTGTCGCCATCAGGTCACCTTCGTGTAGCCAGCGCTGACCGACCCGTAGCCCACCGTGTCGGCTCCGATGACGATGCCAGCGGCATACGCTTTCAACTCATCGGTGGTGTAGAGAGTGGGGTAACGATAGAGCGGATCGATGCCCCAGAAGTTGCCGTTCGCGAAGCGTTCGTTGATGTAGATGGCATGAGCGCCTGTGAAGTTGCTGAGTCGCTTCGAGGCAGGCAGGTTGCTGTAGATGCCTTGCAGGACGGCTCCCTGCCTGGCGTCGATATGCGTGACGAACGCGCTCCAACTCTGGATGCCCCAGCCATAGAACGTCTCGCCCCAGCCGGCAGACCATGCAGTCTCGACATCGTCCAATCCGCCTCCAGTCGACTGGTCGGACTGGAAGCCACGATGATTGGGTGGCGTGTTGCGAGGGGTTCCCGCGAACGCCGTGTTCGCTCCTAGCGTATGCCGGTCAAGGGCCATCGCCGAGCAAGCGAAGATCGCGTTGTAGCCGTCCATCGGCGTGCCCCAGCCGTACTGGAGTTGTGGAGCCGGGCGATAGACCTCACCACCAGATGAAGTCGGGACACTCCCTGCTCGCGTGTACTTCACGAGCAACGATGATGAGATGTCCCTGTCACCAAGGATGCGAAACTCACCGGTCGTCGGGTCTGTCTCGATATAGTCGACGTTCGGTCGCAAGCGGATGCCCTGGAAATAGACCACCAGCGAACCCGCAGCGTATGGGTACTGAGTGATGTAGTACTGCGCCCCAGCATGCTCAGCGTTGTCATAGATAGGGATGTTGGTGACAAGTTGTCCCGTCCCACCGCCACCACTGGATGAGGCCACGGCGGTCGGAAGGGCGTCCCAGACAGCATCAGCAGCCCAGCCGCGAGGCGCCACGATGACGCCACCCGTGGCTCCGTCGATCTCCAGCAGCACGGGTGAGTCGAAGAAATCGGGACTTCCATGGAACTCAGACCCAGCTACGGAGGCCTTCCCAGAGAAGGCTGCCATCGAAGCCCCGGTATACGTGAAGGCCGGCGCCAGCGTCCAAAGAGCGGCGCCATCAGGACTATAACCACCGTACTGACCGGAGCCCGAATACACGATGATGTTGCCTGTGGACTCATCGACACCGACACCATCGGCGATGGCCTGAGAAGCACCAGACGTCTTGGTGACGATATTCTTGATGAACGTCATGGTCGACCCGTCCCACTCGTCCAAGTACCACGTCGATGCTTCCCGTCGGATTAAGTAGAACTTTCCTCGGTCCGGATGGGTGACAAGCCGAAACGATCGGGTGGAGGTCGAGAACACCGAAACGTCAGCCGTAGCTTGTGGTCCACCAGTCGGTCCGTATCGGTGGACTTGATAGAAACCAGTGACCGTTACGCCGGTCCGGGCTATCGGGCGCGACACCATGTAGTACGTGTCACCTGGCCCCTTGGCGAGCCCAGCATAGAAACTGCGATCGTGGAAGAACTCCTCTGTAGTGATCAGCCACTCAGTAGTCGGATCATCGAGATCTTCCCAGATCGCGCTCGCAGCAGTCGTGTGATCGACGGTGATGCCGCCAGGAGACGCCATCCTTATGTTCGAGTCATCCGAGATGTCGAACCACTCGCCACTCGCATGCTGTCCGACCAAGGATGCGTCAGCGCCCTCTATCGGACAGTCGACGGAATAGGCAGGGATAGAACCACTGCCTGTATATCCAGGAAGGGTAGTGAAGTCGAAGATTTGGACAGTGTCGGCGTTTCCGAACTCGATCTTCGCTCGGATCCCATACTGGTCGAGCCTGGGCCCGACCCCCACCCACTCACGTTGTTCGAAACCGTTCACACCAGCGCTAGGATCCCACAACCATAAGGGCCATACGCCAACGGTGAACCCGTAATACCGCCAGGGGCTCTCGTTGTAGGCGTTGATGCGATAACCGCTACCAACTAGATAGTTGTATGGAGAAGCTGGCGGCGTGTTCGGCCAATAACCATAACTTGTTTCCACGTGCCCAAGCCCGGAATCCGGACCCGTCAAGAGTTCACGGAAGAACATGACAGAGCCGGTCCCGGGATCCAACTGGAGCAGGTTGCCATCCCCACCCCAGAACAGGTAAAGGTATCCGTCAGCGAGCACCATCTGCCCATCGCCAGAGAAGAAACTTTGGCTCATGAACGTGGTCCAGAGTGGAGTCCCATCGGGAGAATACTTATGGATACCTACCCATGAACTATCCCAACCCGCTGAGGCGACCTGGGCAAAAGAGTTGACGTATAAGCCAGTGGCGTCAGCCGCCGCGCTCCACACCTCCAGCTCCTCTGTCGCAGGGAACGGTCCCGAAGGATAGGGATCATCGTCAGGGTGTCGATAAGTGCCGACCGCACCAAGCATGTCGTCGTTCATCAACAGATTCCATGTGGGCGGTCCATCGTCTGCAAAGGCGGAGATGAAGGCCCTGTCTCCAGCGGACTGGGCATAGAGCCCCTCGAACGTTGGTCCGTTCGCCCCATCGCTGAAGAACGTGCCCAAGACATAGGTCATCGGTGACGCCCCACCGATGCCACCAGGCCCCTCGGGCGGGATGGTCTCTGAGATATCGAAGGGGGACGGAAAAGCGAACTTCCACAGGTCGGGAACGCCGAAGGGTGTATCGACCCGAAGCGTCAGTTCGATGTCCCAGCGCGGTTCTGTCGGGGTGAGGAACGTGATGGTCGATGAACGGACGGGCAAGTCCTCTTGGTAGTCGAACGTCGTCATGCGAAAGTCGACGACGTGCCCGACCCGGATGCCCGGGGTGAAGAGACTGCAGGTCACGACCGGGACTGGATCGTTATGACCACGCCGATGGCTTGGTGAGCCCTCGACATACGTGCGAGCACGGCGGTTGACAGTCTGTTGCTTCCACGCACCGACGTAGACCTCTCCGTACTGCCAGAGTCCATGCAGTGCCACGCGATCGGTGTCGGTGTACTTCGCGAAGACAGGGTCCGCAGAACCCAACCCGGCGCCCCAGATGAGGGCTTCGTTGCCAGCGTCGGTGTAGTCTCTCGCGGCCTCAGCCTCGCGGTAGCCGACCTGACCTGCAGTGGGGGCATCGGAGAGGACGAACGGCGCTGTGACGGTCCTGTCATCGATGTAGCGGAGGACGCGGTCCGGGTCGATGTAGAAGACGGCTCCCGTGATCTTCGCGGCGTCATCGAAGAGCACTCCTAGCGGGGCGCTGACGTACCCCAGCGTGAACTCCTCGAAAGGGCCCGGAGAGGCGACTTGCTCGATGCCTGACTCGATGTCCAAATCATCGCCAGAGAGATCGACGTAGTTGTTCAGGGCGAAGTCGATGGCCTGCTTGTCAGACGTGTCCGTGGGCCAGATCGTGAAGCCCTCGTTATTGGCAGGGTCGTCGATCCGATACATGAAACGCTTCTGGAAGAGGATGTTCCGGTCGTAACCCTCGATGATCCAGAAGCGCGGCACGGTGACTGGCTGTGAGGTGTCGTCGACCGGCAGCGGCCATGCACGCCGGACCTTGAACGCCCAGCCATCCCACTCGCGCTGTCCATCGATGAACAGCTCGAGCGTCATCCCGGTTCGGATGTCGTCAGGGGTGTAAGCCTGCTGCTCATCATCGATGAGGACGACAGCCGTCCCGGGCTGCCCGTCAGCAAGACCCCTGAAGTTGGTGGGTTGGGCAAAGACCACATCCGAGGTGATGTCGACGCCATCGAGCTTGATGACGACGGTAGCCATCAGCCCACCAGCATCGCGACTTCGTCGTGAAGCGCTCGCACCACCTTGCGGACCATACGGTCCTCGTCAGCCTCGCCGCGTACATCGGCCTTCACGTTGACGTTGATGTTGATGGGACTGCCACCACCACGTCCGAGACCACCAGGGGCTCCGTTCATACGTGGGTTGCGCATGACGACGACAGCCTCGTTCCCGATCTCACCTGCGAGGAAGCTGGTCGGTCGAGAGACCAGGTCGATCCCGCCAGAAGCACGACGCTTCCCTCTCTCGACGAATAGCGGCAGATCTTCATCTAGCGTGCCTCGTCCGACGTTGCTGCCAGTACGCGGTTGTGCTGTCCCTTGCTTCTCTGCGAGCCCCACGATGGGCAAGACAGGCTCGAGTCCGTGTAGCCATCCAGTGACGTAGGTATCGAGCGCCTTGAGGCTGATCTCGGTGACCCTTCCAAGACGCTGCTCGAGTGTCTCGGCGATACGGATGGACCCTTGACGTGCAGCCACGCCCATGTCACGAGCGAGGTCGAGGGCAGCCTGCTTGACCTGCAGCAACTGCTCTTTCGCTTCGATGACCTTCTGGATGCCTCTGACCTCGATGGTCACAGCACGTGCCCGCTGGAGCAGTCCGAGCTGCTTCACAGCATCAGTCAACTGACGACCGAACCCGATGTCTTCGATGCGGAAGCCACGCTGAGCCGTGCGTTTACCGATGTCGAGTTCACGCTGCTGCTCGCGCACGAGCAACTCGGCCTCACGTCGGCGGACTGCCCGCTCTTCTGGCGTCTCACCCGGAGAGCGCAGTCGAGACAGGGAGAGTTGCAGGTTCAACTCGCGCTGTGAGCGCGCCAACTGGATACGCGTGAGTTCGCGGCCATCGTTGATCTGGGCACGCTGCAGTTCACCAAGCTGTGTGGCCCCGACGACTTGGTCGCCGATCGATACGGCCTGTCGCTGGTTCAGAGCGACGAGGTCTCCGATGGAGCGGACGCTGATGCGGATCTGCTCGTTGTACTGAGCTTGCTCGAGGCCGAGTTGCAAGTCTTCAGCATCCGTTCGCAAGGCCGTGATGGATGCACCCAACTTGGCGACACTCTGGATAGCAACATCGGGGACACCAAGATTCCGGAGTTCGGTCAGGCCTTCATCTCGGATGTCGGCGAGCGCATCGCGCGAGCGCGTGATGGCGCCTTCGTACTTGCCAGCGGCCGCAGCGGCAATCGGGTCGACACCACTCGTGGCCGTGATGCCTGTCATAGCGTTGGTCGGGAAGGGGCGCGCGATGAGTTGCTCTGCTGCAGCCGCAGGGATGAGTTCGCGCTGCAACTCGAACTGGCGGGCCTGGGCCCGGAAGGATGCTTCCATCTGTCGACGACTCACTGTCAACAACTGGTTGACATCTGGCGTGGTCGCCCCTCGGCCACCCAACTCAAGCAGACGATTCAACTCCATGCCAGTGAGTTGACGGTCACCGGGACCAAGCGCCGCGACACCAGCACCAGCCCAAGCCTCCCGGACCTCCCGACTGGCTCCGATGTCGCTCAACGCCTTCGTCGATCTCTCGATGAGACTCGCATCTGTGGTCGTGATCAGTCGTCCGGGACTCAACTCACCGTTGAACTTGACCCAACGATCGACACCCTCGTTGAACGAAGCAACAGCCTTGCCTGTCAGGGCGTTTGCTGAGGCAGCAGCCCGCTGCTGCCTTTCGATCATGTCTGTCAGGCCAAGGAGTTGCTCGTTCCGTGGAGCGCGGCCGAAAGCGATGTCCTCAGCGTTCTGGACTGTCTCAAGCCACTGCGTCAGGGGGTCCTTGACAGCAGGCGCGATCGTCGTGGCTGCGACCGCTGAAACAGGATTACCGAACGTCCCACCCAGACTCTCTGCGATGCCCGGTGTCTGGCCGATCCATGTCCCGAATAGGCCGTTCCCAACGCCGACACCCAAGCCAGGGATTTGATTGCCACGCTGGCCCTCGAAGACCTGAGTGGCCCGAAGGAACGCCTGCTGCTGCTGGAACTGCTGGGCACCAGCCGTGATGGCGGTCATCCTCGCGAGGCCGCCTGTCTCGACCCCGCTGACACCAAGTGCGGCCATCCTCTCTGCGATGACGGCGTTGATATCGCCGCTTCGCTGGATCACCTCTGGTGCCATCTCACTGGTGACACGTCTGGCCGTGAAAGCAAAGCCAGACAATCGATCCCCAGCATCCGTGGCTATCTTCCCGAGATTCTCTATGGCCACCTGGGAAAGATTCATGGCAGCCGTGAACAACATGGTGCCGCCCACGATGCCCACCAGGCCTGCAGCCTGAGACCGGACCTGCTGCCCTGGTGACAAGATCGTCTCTGAGGCGGTCTTGGCCGCAGCCACCTTCTCCTCTACGACAGGCCTGATGTCCGCGATCCTCTGAGTCTGCTCCTCCCAGACCCCGAAGAGCTTGTCGAACGCCTTGCCCTGCACCGCCGACATCCGATCCCTGGCCTCGGCCCACTTCCCTCTATCAGTGGTGCCAGCCATGGTCTCGAGATCGAACTGCGCCCTATCAGCGATCTCCGTGGCGCCACGTACCTCGCCCAAAGCACCTTGCGCCCTACGCTCGAGCGCACGAGCCTGCGAAGCACGCTCCAGGATCCCCTGACGACCGCCGATCATGATCTGTGAGATCTGGCCCATGGCCACAGACAGGGCTCGGACAGGACTCTTCTGGAAAGCCTCGCTGATATTGACGCCGACCTGGTCGAGTGTCAGTTGGAGTTCGCTCACCGCATCTTCAGCAGCGAACTTGGCCCTTGACCCGGTGGTGGTCTGGCGACCACTTGGTACCCCATATCCTTGACGTGGGAGTCCACCACCAAACGGCGATACCTCTGTGCCCAGCTCACCAGCCTGAGTCTCAGCAGCCATCCTGCCAGCAGGCATGGACCTCGCGACACGACCCTTCTCTTCGAGCGCCTCTTTGAACTCCTTCTTCGTGTCACCACCGAAGCCTGTCCCTGGCATGTTGACGACATGGACGCGCTGGATGTTATTGCTCATCGTGCCGATGTTCGCGGCTCGACCCTCTTGGTATGCGATCTCACCAGCACGGAAACGCCGGGTGGCATATGTACCAGCACCACCACCGAGGATCTGTAGACCAGCCGGGCCCACACCGCCCATGGCCCTTCCGGTCAGATCCTTCGCAGGCAGCCGCCCCTCCTGCAGCAACTTCATGAACGGGCTCATCTGATGAGCAGGCACGACGAACTGGGAGCCACCGGGGAGATCGACGATTCCCTCTGGCCCATGTTCACCGACCTTCGTGAGGTTCAGAGCGTTAGCAGCGATACCAGGAAGATCGTTGAGAGAAGAGGGTTTGGCCCAGTCAGACTTGCTGAGGCTGGCGCGCAGGCCACCACCACCGGCCACGCCCTTGAGTCGATCAACGATGGACCCGGTGATAGGTCGCTTGGTAGCGATATCCCATGGACGAGCCAGCGGACCGAACGACGTGGGACCAGCCCATGCGGACTCACCGATGTCGATCGGCATGTCTGCGATGCGCTTCTCAAGAGCCGTGTATCCAGCCTGCAGCCTCGCTGCCTCTGAGATAGCGGCTTTGACGGAAGCGGCTGGAGGTGGTGTCGTTTTGGGGCGCGCTCCAGTCTGACTGATACGTCCTTGCGTACTGGGTGTGGTGCCACCCTGGATAGCTGCGATACCGCCGACCTTCTTCAACCATGGCTTGCCGAAGAAGTTGAGGGCTCCCATGGCTTCGGCCATAGCAAAGTCCATCGGATACTGCTCGGACTGCTCGTAGACGTCTCGCCTGCTGCCCTCACCGAACTTACCTAGACGCCTGATGATGTTCTGTGGGCGCTTGCCACCGATGGCCCGTGCATAGGCCGTCTTCATCTGGCTCGGGCTCTTGGCAGTGACGGCGGCCTCCATGCCGGGGAACATCGCCTCTATGGCGCTAAGGTCGCCACCCTCCCATGCGTTGAAGAATAGCGCGGCTTGCTGCTGCTCAGCCCGTACCGTGGCTGCCGGACGTCTTGTCCGGATGGTACGACCGGTGACATCCTGTTCCTGCCGTCCACCGATCATGGAGCCCATACGCTCATCCCATGTGAGCGGCTGGATGGGCTGAGATGGTCCGAGTGGACGCGACTCTGGCGCGACACGCTGGTGTCGTGGTGCTGGGCGAGGAGCGACCGCAGCTACTGGAGTAGTAGCAGGAGGATGAGCGGCTGGTCGTGCTGAGACAGCAGGTGGCTGCTCTGCACGTCCGGAAACCTCCGCTGCCAAGACAGCCCCGGTCGTCGTAGTCACACCGCCACGTGCAGGGGCACCCTGTGTCGGTTCACGCCTACTACCACCACCAGTAGGAGGCTGAGTGGAAGAGGGTCCGCCGGCAGGGCCACCGGGCATATCACCACGCTGGAAGTGGACGGGCACGACGATGGGCTCGACGGCCCCCTGCACCTGATGGATGACAGCCTTGAACTTACGGACGGCATCGTCCGTGTTGAACTCGAGCGGGACCCTCACGCCCTTCTGATTGCTTCGCTCGACAGCAGTGTTGAGATCCCTCAGCCATGTCTTGACGGCCGTGTCGGAAGGCGCGTTGATCTTGGGGGTGACGATGACATCACGCTGGAGGCTCTTCGTCATCACGCCGATGTCTTTCTCAAGCTGGCTCATGTCGATGCCAAGTCCGACCTTGATGCTGTCGATCGTGCCTGATCTACCTGGCATCGCCCTTCTCCTTGATCCCGAGGAGTACATCCACGTCGACAGACTTCAGATCACTGTCGTCGCCCACACCACCATGCCGTGGTGGTGTGTAGTGAGCCCTGAGCAACAGCGCCCGAAGGGCCCGGAAGTATGTATGTGGTAGCCGAGCTACCTGCGCTGGAGTGTACGCTGGCCACTCATGTGCGATCGCACCGCACATGTCCTGGAACATCCAGGTCAGGCCTTCGCTTCCCCCGCGTCCTCCTCCTCACTCTTCTCCTCCTCGCTCATCTCTGGCGAGTAGTGGAGTTCGTCGATGAGGTCGTTGAGTTTGCGGATGACCGGGTAGGGCTTCTTCCATAGCTCGCCACCAGCCATCTTCGGCTCGACGAGTGACTTGTCGAGCATGAGTTTGAACATCAGTGCGTTGTCGACGGTCGAGCGACCGTTCTCGCCATCGGTCGTCGCAGCTTTCAAGCACTTCTCATACTCGGTGGCATCGAGCTCTCGGAGGACGTAGGTCACCCCGCGCATCGTCGCGCGACGGGTCTTGAACTCACCATCCATGCTCTCGACGGATGGTTCACTGGGCGGCTTCACTACTGGCATAGCCTGACTCCTTGCATGTGTAGGGTACGTCGACCATCGAGGCTGATAGGGAAGCCCTCTGCCTGCTCGAGGAAGAAAGTCTCTTTCCCCAGACCGACCGTGATGGTCTTCACGTAATCGTCGTCGCCCCACAGATGTGGGTTGACATAAGAAAAGACGGCGTGGAGATCGTACAAGTCCTCCCTCGGACCGTCGTCTCCACGCCGTGTGAGCGTCCAGCTCGAGAACGTCCCCACGAGGACGCCGAGCGATTCGATGCGTATCTCTCCGGTCTTGCCGGATACGCGTTGGAAGATGCCTTTCGCCATGTCTCCCTCATGAGAGGGGGGCGGGTGTGATCGTTGACCGCCCCCCTCCCTAGAGGTTACAGGCTACCGGCTGAGAAGACTGCCCATGCGGCGCTGGCGCGGAAGTTGCCGCTGACACGGACAGCATCCGCGTTGCTGACCGTGATGGATGAGTCGATGAGCGCGAGCCCAGACGCGACGAGCACAGCAGATGCTCCGTCATCCGCGTACAGGTAGAGCGGCACATCGTCGATGGATGTGTTGTTGACCATGAGGTCGCCCGAGACGTCGAGGACACCGTTGAAGGTGCCAGTGATGTCCTTCAGGCCGGCGACATACGTCTTGTTCGTGTCGCCGAACGTTGTCACCTCGACGTAGTCGCGCGCGAGGTTGAGGTCCCACTGGGACTTGGTGGCCACTTTCGTGCCCGTGCCCTTCGGGCCGTTCACGTAGATGGCGCCGTTCTTTCCGTGGAGTTTCGTGCCGGCGTTGGCTGCCATGAGGGGACTCCTATGCGATCACGGCATCGACCGTGAACCGATGTTCACGCTTGCCCTTGACTTGGCTCGTCTGGATCTCATACGAGCCACCAGTGCGATAGATCTTCTTCCCCTCTTCGTCGGACTCGGTCAAACGGATGTCACCGACCCGGTAGCAGATAAGGGTGTGTTGCCCGATGACGTTGAGCGGAGCCTCGTCGAGCTCCTCGTTCATGAGCTGGTCGAGGTTACTGGCCTCGACCGATGACCTCGAGACGATGACCACATCTCCCAGCGCGACGATCGTCCGCTCGCCCCACGTGTCTTCGTTGACACCAGGGACGACGGGCGTCCAAACGCAGTGCGGGTATGGCACCTTCTCGGCAGCGATCGCTTCGTGGATGTCGCCGACGATGGCGGCACGAAGGGTCGCGTTGGACCTGATACGCGCCACGAGGGCGCGCCAGATGTTCTGCGAGGTCAGATAGTTCGGCTGCATCAGTCTCCTTCCGCAGTCCCGGCCGGGAGGGCGTTGAAGCGCTTGTCCACAGCTTTGCTGACCTCGAATCGCAGGACGTTCCTGCTCTCATATAGTGCGGGCCTCAGGAACGGCTGGGCTCGGTTGTGGCGTGTCCCGAACTCCTGGTATGGCGCATACGGAGTCGGCGACTCGACGTACATCCACCATGACCCGCTGTGCTTCTCAGGACCCCTGATGCGAAGCTCGCCACGCAGCCGACCGCCAACCCGACCCTCGAAGAGCCCCCTACTGCGAGCACGCTTGACCTCATATCGACCCCTTGTCGAAAGGTGCGAACCCTGGATGGCGGCTCCGCGCCTAGCACTGAGGATCTTCGGTATGGCAGTCACACTGGAGCCTTGTGTGTATCCCGGGACCGGAAGCAGGCTTCTCGTGCTCGGATCGAAACGTCGATAATCACCGATGGCGCGAAAGTGACCCTGTCTTAGGACCGGGATGAGCGTGTTCAGATGACCGGAGAAGGCCCCGCGTCGACCCAGTCGTGACCCCCTCTGTCCGCGTGCTGAGAGTTGCTGGAGGCTTTCATGCTGGAGCGATTCGAGTTGTGTCGGTCCTTGTGCCCTTCGGCCCTCAGACGTTCTTGCCGGAGGGGCTGGGGCGTCGGCGATATCGGTGACCCTGATGCGTCGCTCCTTCGAGCGCAGGAACGCTTGGTACCGTTGCCTCGAGCGCATCGTCACCCAAGAGCGTGGGACTTCTGGCCCTCTGCGCCCCCTCTCGAAGACGGCTCGGACAGGAGCATGATGCTGGGCTCGTCCGAGGGCATACTCGGTTGTCGCCCGAAGACCAGCCAGTGCCCGGTCCTCGATATACGTCTTGACTCGTGCGAAGTCGAAGCTCATGTGACCCTCTTGAGATAGACCTCTGTCCACTCTGGCCACGTGTCTTCGGTGTTGGCCTCCATCACCGTGTACTCAGCACCAGCGATGGTCACCTGGTCTCGGGTCTCGATGACTGTCCCCACCGGGACTCGTAACGTGAAGTCATGGATGGCCACGATCCGTTGCCCGTCCTCATCGAAGGAACGATCCATCGTGCTGATGAGCCAGCCCTTCACCGTCGTGGTCGTCGTAGCGAACGATGGCTCGGCTGCCCCGAAGGGGTTCGAGTCGTCGGAGCCATCGATGCCGACAGAGCGCCTGATCGTCACATCGACGGTCATGCCCTTCTCGCCAAGAGAGCGGATGGCGGCCATCTGTGAGGCCGTGAGAAGGCTCACCGGACGGTGATGAAGTGATAGCCGTCGAGAAGCTGCTTGGCTTCGTTGGGCAGGTCGACGGACTGATTGCTGATAGCGGCCCGGGCACGGGGCCGCTCGATGGAGATCTCCCCGACTCGGAGGGCTTCGACACCACTCATGCCCTTCTCGATGAGTTCTTTGTCACCGACCGATCTGGCGACCGTGAGGCCAGAGGCTTGCGCGACCTCGCTCGGCAAGGTGTAGCCATAAGAGACCGTGATGACGGAGGCCTCAGCCTGCTGGGTCGTCATCGTGACGATGCCCTCGTTCTTGTCGACGGAGAACCCTGTCGTCTGTGTCACGCCATCCTTCTTGACAGTGACTGCATCGGCGTTCCAGAACTGGTTCTGGGCTCGGTACACCATGCCTTCGGTGTTGGCGAGCACCTCATCGACGGCATCGAAGTCGTAGTTGTAGGCGTAAGAGATCCTGGCGATGGCTGTCTCGAGACCGACGACCGGGATGGCGAAGGCCCCGAAAAGCCCGATGGACGTCTGGGCCAGGCTGATGATCTGGACGTTGTTCCTGGTGACGAAGAGTTCGTCGACGTCAAGCTCGACGTACTGAGTGTTGGTGATGTAGACACGCAAGGATGAGACCGAACGTAGCGGCTTGGATCGCACCCAGATGACACGGGTAGGCATCTCAGAGATACCGTCACCAAGACGGAACTGGTGCTCTTCATCGGTGACCGTCCCGCCCCTGAAGGAATACCTGTCGGGGACCACGGGGATGGCACAGTAGCGGTCCACGGCCAGGGTCGCTCGGTTGATGAGCGAGAGAAGGTACTCGTCATCGAGATCCGAGGTCCCGAAGCCCATCGAGCGATATCGCTCAGGCGTCAGGTACGGAAGCATGTCTCCTCCGCAGGATGTACGATATGGGGATGGAGGTAAAGCCATGCCCAAAGGTGTGTATCAACGTACCTATAACCCAGCCACCAACTTTCCTCATCGAGAACGAGTCCCTTGGCAAGATCGGTTCTGGGCGAAGGTGGACAAGAACGGCCCAGTGGTCGACGAGACCATCGGACCATGTTGGGTCTGGACCGCCGCCATAGACGGCCGGGGATATGGAAAGTTGCAACTTGGCACACTCGCTGCGCCAAGGCTGGTATCTGCTCATCGCTTGGCCTGGAGATTGGCCGAGGGAGTCGATCCCCCTCGGCACATCCTTCATCACTGCGATAACAAGAGATGCGTCAGAAGGTCGCACCTCTTTGATGGGGGCCCCGCTGACAACATGGCTGACAAGGTGGCGAAATCACGCCAACGGCGTGGTGTTGATATCTCACAGTCGAAGTTGACCGAGGCCCAAGTCGCAGAGGTCAGGGACCTTTACGCCCGCGGGCTGATCAACCAGTCTGGTGCCGCCCGTTCCTACGGTGTTTCCGTCACTACGATCAACAACGTGGTTCACCGCAAGACGTGGCGGCACCTTGGCTGACTGTCTTAGGGATATTACGCTACCTTGATTCTGACCTTGTTAGAAAACGGGATAGCCTTGACTGCGAATCCCCACATCCCGAAGATCACGTACAGGTGCGTCAACTGCCCGGCGATGCCGATGGGGATGTCCAGGACCGTGGGGCCCTCACTCCCGAGATACGGCAACGACATGGTCGACTCGTCGCACAGGTAGGCGTCACGCACCGTGTTGCCACTGTACGTATCCGTCGCCGTGTATGAGGCGATGGAGTTTCCCGGCACCGGCCCGAAGGGCAAGCGTCCGAAGGACGTCATCACGCCATCCACGATGACACCAGGAGCCACGGCAAGCTGCTGGCCAGGCCAACGCTGCAGGGCTTCCTGCTGCTCGCTGAACGTATCGATGTCCAGTGGGTTGGCCCAGATGATCTCCGGCTTCCCACCACCCTGCTGCATGATCTCTGTCGCAGCATCGGCGAACGCACGACGGAGTGACCCTGTCGTGGTCGGGTCCGTTGCCGGATCGACGTTGACCGCACGGGCGGTGTTGAGGATCGAGCGGAGGCCTGTGAACGCGTTGGCGTCGTAGAGGCCGAGCTCGTTGGCTGCCGTGCCACCCGAGTCTGTCGAGTGACCCGAGAAGATCTGGTCCTGCATGGTCTTCGCCATGGCGCGAAGGCCCTGCTGGAGTTCGAGGTTCAGAGGGTTGAAGCCAGAGCCCGACTGAAGAGCAGCGAACTGGTTCTTCAGCGAGACACCACGTCGTGTCGCCACGATGGCGACGTTCGCGGTCTGGCGAACGTAGGTGGCCTGGTCGTCCGGCACGGTCCCCAGCTCGCCGATGAACGAAGCGCCACCGAACGAGGTGATCTGCTGGTAGGTATGCACGAGGCCGTTGGCCGGCTCCTTGGGCATCCTGTCCCAGGCAGGCATCTCGCGGACGAAGAGTTCGTACAGGACCGGCTCGAGGTCCTGCCGGATGAGGGCAGCACCACCGCTCGTGTCGAGCAACTTCTGAATCTCGGGGTCGATCCCCGAGGTCGCTAGGTTTCCATATGCGGCGGCCCGAGCCTGTCCACCGGCCATGAGCCAGGCTTCGTAGGGGATCCCGGATCCGCGCTTGGCTGCCTGCAACGCGAACATCGCGTGCAGTTCTGGCAAGCTCTTCTTCGACAACATCTCGCGCATCGCGAACATGTCCGAAGGGGACATGATCGACCGCGATGGAGAGGCCTGCATGGCCCCGTCCTCGACTCCCTGCGTCACCGCAGGGGCCACGAGTGGTGTCGGAGTGCTCGCCTGCGCTCCAATCAGTTCCTTGAGTTCGTCAAGGGACCGCTGGAGCGCTTCGAGTGTCACTGACATCTCACTTCTCCAACATCTTCATGAACTCGGTCCCATAGACGGACACGAGATGCGAGATCTTGGATCCCTGCTCTCGGATGGCCGTCTTGCGACCGAGGGGCATATCGCCCACGGCCTCGATGACCTGTGCGGTGTCGGCAAGGATCCTGCCGGTC